ACATTTGTATTTTCTACCTCATCTCATTATAGTCAAAAAAAGGGGAGGTGTCAACTGGATTGTGCCAGTTACCTCCCCGCCTGCGCCGACGATATTCAGTTTTATTTATTCAGGATGTATCAGGGTAGAACGGCGGCGAGCGTTCCCCCAAAGAAAAGAGTCATTGCTGTTCCCAGTGTTAAGGCGGCGGTTGTAAAGTTCATCGTCCCTCCATAGGTCTAAATTATATAGTCATTATGTATCATAGTAATACAAAAGTCTGTAACCACCGCTACTGATCACAGAGAAAATGTTATGGGATCAAAACCAATCTTTGCGCTGATGATGCTCTGGAACGATCTTACCAAGTTCAATAACTAGAAGCCCATCCTCAAATACAACTGATCTAACTTCCGTTTCATCTGATAGGGTCCAAGCTCTGGTGAAAGATCTCTGAGCCATTCCTCTGTGGAGGTACTCTGTTCCAGATTCTTTATCTTCTTTTTGTCCTTCGACAAAAAGTTTTCCGTCTTGAGTGTAAACATTGACTTCTGCCTTTTTAAATCCTGCTAGTGCGATTTCAAGTCTTGACTCTACGTTGCTGACTTGAACCAGATTGTATGGTGGATAATTCGATGTGGTTTCGTGGAGTTTAAACACACGATCGAAGTATTCGTCGAGACCAATACTGTTTCTATTTATACGGTCTAGCAGGGCAGGAAGATCCGCAGTAGTATACCTTGTGAGGTTAGTCATTATTGTAGCTCCTTTAAAAGCGAGTTTGTGTTGTGTGGACCCCGAAGGCATCCATAGTATATATTATCACAAGACATAAAAAAGCGGGTGTTATAACCCGCTCTTTTTTATTCGGTTATTTACACTCATTAAGACGTTTTTTGGTCCTGTCCCAGACAGTTGATTCGTTTTGCTTTTTCTTTCTCTTTTTAGTCGGTTTGAATACTATATGCAAGTGCATAGTAGGAGTTTCACCTCCCATAGCAGTTTTTCTTGATAAAGACGCTCCTACAGGTTTTTTGGAAAGATGTCCCCTAGTTCCTTTAAAAGATGCATATACTGCAGCACCTATTCCACCAACACCAGGAGATGCAAAGTCATTATCACCCGCTTCCATATCAAAATCATAAGATTTTTTCAAAATAACACTTCCATCTGGTTGAACATAAAAACCATCCCCTTTAGAATTATCCAATTGTCCAATAATATTTCTAGTATTACCAAGAGCATCATTTACATTCATATAGTTCATATTCATTGCAGTCTCTCTGGATAAATCTCCCACCATATCAATATCAGACATAGCTCCATCAACCATAGTCTGCAAAACAGACATCTCTCTCTTGTCCATCATTTTTGTTATATCAAGTGGATTTGATGGACTAGATCCACGTGGATTTGATGATAGATTTTTTAAAAATACATCATTATAATAATCAAAAACTCTCTTAGCCGACTTTCTATCCATCGTATCAGCAACTTTATCTAATATTGAATCAACAGGACCAGCAACCTGTGCAACCTCTTGTGAAGGAGATTTGAAATTAAATCCTTTCCTATAATCTTCTATTGCGTTTACAAACTTACCCCATTCATCAGCACGTTTTGCTAAAAGGTCTCCATACTCCTGATTATCTTTCAAATTCTTTTCATATAATGCATTTGTTTCTTGACCCTGCTTTTCCACCAAAGCATTGATTTTAGCAACTAAACCTACTGGTGCTAGTTGTCCAGCATAACTATTCAGTTCCTTGTACAGTGGTGCTAAAAGATCATTATACTTATCGTTTACTTTATTTTGTTCATCAACCATCTGTTCGTAAGACATCCCCGTAAACGGTGGATCTGGCGGAACAACTAATGGAGGTTGCTGACCGTTCATTATTGCTTCTACTGCTAGTTTAATATTCTGTCCCATATTTTCTATGAGAGAAGAATCAAACTTTGCTGCAATTTTTGTAAGATCTGTTTCTACTTCCTGCCTTATAGTCTGTTGAACTCTTGCGTTCATCATATAGTCTGCACCAACTCTTTGTGCAAACTCCTGTGATGCATCAAGATATGGATTTACATCTTGGAAATCAGTTCTTCTATTAACATTAAATCCAAGTGGTTTTGCATATCCCTGCATAGCCAACTGGTTATAAGTTGGAGCATCAACCGTAGATACATCTCCAAACCCATAATCAATTGTAGTAGTGGTTGGAACAGATTCTATTCCGCCCAAACCAGATACTGTAGAAGTTATTGGTTCTCCAGTTTCAAAATTAGTTTGTAGATCTCCGTCAACATAGTAACCAAAAGTCTGGGAGGTACTATTAGTTGTTCCAGAACCTTCAATAGGTGCCCACTCACCAAACTCTCTTAATATTTTTTTTCTCCAAGACAATTTACTCCTATCACCGTTGAAAGGAATTACATTTTCTCTTAATGTTTTTTTTATCAACCGATTGTATAAGGTCATTAAAAAAAGAAGGTTGTATGCCTTCCTTTATTTATTCCTACTCGGTTTCCTCAACCTTTTTCTTCTTAGAACCAATATTGTACTTGGTTTCTAGAATCCAATCTCCTTTATCCTTATAAGCAAGGACCTTGATTTGATTCAGGGGAGCAATATCCTGAATCTTAGTGACATCAACAATCTCAATCAGACCCCAATCAGCAAGAAGTTGGGCGATACGATTGCGACGCTGCACATCATTCACGGTCAGGTTTGCGTGCTTACCGTCGAGTGCAAATAATTCCTTAAAATGCACAACAAAATAACGACCTTGTTTGTGAAGAATATGACACGATTGATAGATTTTCTTTTCCTTTCTTGAGGCAACTCCGATACGAGTCAAAGTTTCACGCACCTTCAAAAAATCATCTGGTTGATTGAGGGTTACTTCAACCATTTGATCTGTTGACCATTTAACTTCAGGTTCTTGAACGACACTCATTTTGTTCCTCCAGTTTCAAATTTCGATTTAATAAAAGTAAGTTGTTCTTTGGTAAGAATCTTCAAAGCCTGTTTTGCCTTTTCATTACTATAACCATAGTATTGTTTGACATAATCAAGATCTTTGATTTTATCTTGTCGGATCCAGGGAGAAAATCTCTTCTTTTTCCTCAGACTATTTAGCAAAAAATCATATTGCATTTTTTTAGCAAGAAAATGATATCGATTCATTTCATTAGAATACATAATCGAATCAATATGTCCCGATAAACATCGATTTATAATATAAGGAGGATATTCCTTTTCCAGTGAGGGATCTTCATCAATTAAATTCTGTTTTGTCTGATTAACACTATTCAACCAGTCTTTTAGTTCCATACTATCTAATAATCTCCAAATCAATTCCCGGTTTCCATAACTCTAGTTCACTTCTAAGTTTGTTGTCTTGAAGTAACTTATTGTATCTACGTGTTGCCTTGATCTTCCACCATTCAATAATTTCTTCTGGTTCATAACCAAACTTGGAGATATAATATCTCTTTTTTTCAGTCAGAGATTTTGCGTGTTCAATACACTGCTTGAACTCGTGCAGTTTTGAAGAGTTTTTGAGTGACTTTATAATGATCGAAATCATCTTAGTTTGAATTTTTAATTTTTTAGAAGATTTATCTGCAGAGATTAATCTTTCTCCACCATTAGCATTATTGTTAAACCACCAAAACATTTCACGAAAATAATCATCGTGAAATAAAGGTAAAAAATTACTTTCAGTGTCTCCTATGTGTCGAAGATAAGGTTTAAGACCATCATACATGGATACTCCTTTTGTTGTACCGTATAATGAAGTTGTTTCAAAGTATCGTAAATCAGTTCCATACTTTGAATCAAATTGTCGTTTAAGTTCATTAGAAGATGCTAAAAGAGCAAGAAGTTTTCCACCAAGATAATTATACCCGAATGGTTGTACTGGAACAATGTTAAATCCCATTACAAACTCTTGATTAATTTTTGATAAAGGTAAAACTTCACCAAAATACTCATTTCTAGGTTTTGAATTAATAGTTGGGGATCCAAATCTAACTACACCAATAATTTTATTTGTAGTGTCTTCCGTAACAATCCATTTAATTGTTCTGCCAGGAATTGCCTCTTCAATTGGATTTGAAGCGGTTATATTTAGAATCTCAGAATATAAGTCTTGATTGTACTTTGATTTTGGTTTAGATCTAGTGTCAACCTCATGAATTGTAAATGACATATCATTTGGATTAATACTAAAGTCAGAGAATATTTCATCTTCCGGTCCAAATAACTTACCCAAAGAATTAGAAATTCTACTTTGCTTAACATACCTTAGATAATCGTCAATACGATTAAATTTTGAATAGTATTTGATAAATTGATCTGCCGCCCAAATCGCATCATTTTCTGATAATAAATTCATACTAGTAAAAATTGAGTTTCATATTCAATAAGTTCTTTTGGCGTTTCAATATAGTTACTAGCAGGTTTCATATCTTTCATATACCACCTTAAACCTTCCGATTTTTCTAATAACTCAATATTTAAATGCTGATATTTTTTATCGGTATGAGCATAAATTTTAAAATCATTATTCCTATTAGAAGTTAAAAAAGAAAGACTTCTATTTTCTTCAGGAGTAACAATTATTGTAGTACATGCAGTAATAAACAATTTTCTATAAAGATCATAATCATTTAAGTACTTATCAGAATTATCCATTATCATTCTACCAATAAACTGAGGAGAATAGCAATGATCCTTACAAAGTGCCCATTCTGGTTCTTTTCTTTTTTTATTTACTGCTTCAACACTAATCAATCCAGAAGGAACTGAAAGTGAATGCACCGTATTATAGAATGAATGTGTAATTGCACGGACAGTATCCTTACAATTTCTGTTTTGAAACCATTCGTTAACATTTGCCTTTAAACCATTAAAAGCAATTTTACAGTAAGTTTCAATACGATACTTTTGTTTCTTTTGAAGTTTGGAAAAATTAGAATTCATAATCAGGTTTGTGATACTTCAAATACTCAAAAAATGTGAGTTTCATTTCTTTCTGCGTCATACCACAATGCTTTGCAGCAGCAGGAAGAGTCATTTTAGCACGAAAGAGACCTTCATTTGCCTCTTTCACATTCTCGGGAGTTGTTTTTACTGGTGTCTCCTTCAAAGACTTATGATCTATTTTATATGGATTCATTGAAATTCGCACTCACACATAATTTCAGTTAGGCAGGCAAGCATATTGATTTCTTGGTCTGCTACGAATGCTGATTGATACTGATACTTAGCAAGCACAAGCACAGCAGCAGGAATGCTACTGTTTTCAAGGGCATTATAAAGAGCATCGTAAATACGACGCAAAAGTACAGTGACATCATTATCAAGATTAGATACCACCCACTTACGGACTTCGGAAAAGTTCTTTTCCTTAAGGTTTTGGATAAGGTCATTTACAGCAACATCAGAAAAAGCAGCAAGAATACCAGAGTCGATTCTCCCACCAACAGAATATCGTTGGCATTCATTCAAAACTCGCCTGAAATCGGGAAAATGCTTAGATACCAATTCCGCAAGGACTTTCTCATCGCACTCCACATTCTCCTTGACAAGGATTTGTTGAAGTCGTCGAAAGAAATTTCCTGCCAGTTTTGTTTTGTCTTTTCCTTTGATTCCAAACTCGACAACGGCACATCGGGAGTGGAGAGGTTCGATGATTTTGTTTTTGTAGTTACAGGTGAAGATGAATCGGCAATTTCCAGCAAATTCCTCAATAAACGCCCGTAGGAGGAGTTGAACGTCGTTTCCTGTGTTATCTGCTTCGTCAATGATGATGACTTTATGTTTAGCATCTGACGAAAGCGATACGGTCGAAGCGAAGTTTTTCGCATTGTTTCGGACAGTATCGAGGAATCTACCCTCGTCGGATCCATTGATGACATATACATCTACTCCAAGTTCGTTACAAAGTGCCTTAGCAACTGTGGTCTTTCCAATACCAGGAGGACCAGCAAGAAGCATATTGGGAATTTCACCCCTATTTAGAAACTCCTGGAAAGTCTGTTTTGTGCTTTCAGGAAGAATACAATCTTCAATTGTCTTTGGGGCATACTTTGCTACCCACAAAAAATCACTGTTCATAATTTAGACCCATTCTGGTTTTTTCAATTCACAGGTGGGGATAATCTCCCACCATTCATTCCCATCAAAAATATACAACTTATGTGTATCCTTGTCAAGGAAAATGTCGCCTTTATTGTGCATCATACCCAATCAGGTTTTCGTTGCGGCATACGAAGATAATTAGATGCAACCCAAGGTTTGGATGCGATATACCTTTTATAAGCAGTGAATGTATCAATGCTTTCATCAAATTTCCATTCTTCAGGCATTGCCCTAGCAAATGGAGTCACTTCTGTAATCTTACCTTTTGGAAACAAATAATATGCATTCACAAGTGTTTTGTAACAGGAGTGAGTTTTATTATACCGCAGGCAGTATTCATCTGACAAATTCAATCCCCATTTGATTAACCAATAGGCATTATGGATACTCTCCATTGCCCACTTGGTACAGGGATGATTGCGGAATGCTCCTTTCTCGGTCTTGTAGGAGGTTCCATCTGCCTTAGGGAGAGTGCCATATCCGTACCCCCACTTCTCTGATGCCACGATAGAGAGCATCTGACAGCACTCTAGAGGCATTTTGACAATGTGTTTGTCGGGGAGACAAATGGCACTCTCTGCGGGCCAAGGGGAAGTGACAAAGATATTCAAAGTTAGTTCCTCAGAAACAATACTTTTGAAGTACGTACTTTACTTTATCTGGATTAGTTTCCATCCAAAATGCTTCTCTTTCTATATTGGCAATAGTGGAACCAAAGTTTTTTACTGAAACTTTTAAATCTTTTTCCAAATTTTCAGAAAGACTCATCGCAAATGGAGAAATTCCAAATGCTTTAATTTCTCTCATATTTTGTTTACATGCCTGAGCAACATGAACAGATTCGTGAAATAAAACCATATTAAAATTGTAATGTGGATTTGGTTTTGAAAGAATCTTATCAGTACAAAATACTATAGTTTTTGATCGATTATCATACCAACCAAATATATCATATTTTTGACATATTGGTGTATTTTCAACTACCCGAATTTTTTTGGAAATCATATTATAGATCTCCATTCCTTGGGTAGAAAAATAAAGAAGAAATTCCATCAACCAAAAGTGGAATCAGGTTCCAGAGCGATATAATAAATTAGATTGTATTTGGTATTAGTGAACTGCGACAGAAGTTTAGAAGACACTACAACATCATAGGCACCAGGAATAATCTTGATGTTTTCTACCTTGAAGTTGAAGGTAAACTCCTGGTCGGTCTCCCCAACCACAATGGCATATTCGTTAGAAGTATCATTCTTCTTGTCACGAACCACCAGTTTCACAACACCTGCCTCACCAATAGCAGAAAGATCGGGGAGTTGATACACTGCTGCTGCCTTCACCAGTTTCTCTAGAGAAGTGCTGTCTAGTTGGAAACAAACATCCTTAGAAGGAAGTTGAATACCTTTATCTGGAGGAGAGATAATGACGTTAGGATCGGCAAAGAAATACTTCACACGACGCTTACCTTCTTTGATACTCAGATAAGAATCTTCTTTGAAATCAAGGTCGGGGTCATTGTGAAGACTCAGACCATTCAGAAATTGATTGAGATCGTAAATGGCAAAGTCACGAGGAAACTCTTCAGTGATATCTGCCTCGGCCAAAATATTTTTAGCGACAGAAATCGTGCGAAGTTTATTACCCCGCTTTACAAGAATAGAGTTGTTGATTCCAGCAAAGTTCTTGAGAATAGTCAGGGTGTTGTCAGAGAGTTTCATAGTTTTGTTTTGGATTTTCATAATCAGCGGAATTCAGTCAGACCATTATCTTTACGGGAATAGTGACCGTCAAAGTGGAGCAGAAGCATAGCATAATGAATCACTTTCATCAGGTCACGCTTGTTACGCCCATCTTTGTCACCATAACGACTTCCATATTTCAGGATATTTGCTTGACAGAAGCCAGCGGCAAGTTTCTTCGCTGCCATCAGGTCAATAGTTTGAATGTCATTGTAACCATCTTCATCCCCACAGTAGTGACCGTGATAAGTGCTTATCACATAGTCCTGAACGTCTTTCAGGATTTTATCTTCATTATATTTCCAAAGATGATTAGTAGATTCGTTCATAGTTACAGGTCGTTTTTCAATTTCAATCATATCGTTTGTGTTGACTGAAAACAAATATTCAGTCCCGTAGGAGTGCTCGTCCATAATAATAAAGGGGGGAATATACCTCCCCCAATTATATCAAATTTGAGTGGGATAGTCAACGTATTCTACAGTCAGTTCAGGTTGCGACGGCATTTGGAAATCAGCATCTACCTTATCATAAAGTTCCAGAAATGCTTGCTTGGTTTCGTCATCAAATCGATTCACGCAAACTTGAATTGCCTTTGCCTTGTCTTGGAAGATGCTGTAGGCACGGATGATGTGAACAAGACGACGGGTGCTGATGATTTCCTCAATACCACCATCATAGAAGGTCTTGCGGATAATATCGCCCCAGTCCACCAGGCGCTTACAGAAGTCACGATCTTCCACCCCAAGATCCAGAGCAACCCCTTCCAGGATCTTCTGTTCGGTGGCAGGAGCAGGATAGGACTGCTCAAAGGTCACAGGAAAACGCTCCAGGAATGCCTCATTGAGCACATTAGTGCCGATGAAGCGCCCATCGTCACTACCCTTACCCTTGGTGTTGGCAGTAGCAATCACATTGAAACCAGCGGTAGGTTTTACCCACTTACCAATCTTTTTCAAGAAGACTCCCTTACCTTCTAGAATGGACTGAAGGCAGAGGATCTTATTGGAAGCAAGATCGATTTCATCAAGGAGAAGGATTGCTCCTCGCTCCAGTGCTTCGATGACGGGACCGTTATGCCATGCAGTGTTCCCATCAACAAGGCGGAAACCACCGATAAGGTCATCTTCATCAGTTTCGATAGTAATATTTACACGAATCAGTTCACGCTTAAGTTGAGCACACGCTTGCTCCACACTGAACGTTTTACCATTACCCGAAAGACCCGTAATGAACGTAGGGTAAAATAGATTGGACTGAATAATTTTCTTAATATCGTTAAAATTACCAAACTTGACGAAGGTATCATCTTTTTCTGGAATAAGGTTTTGTTCCACAGCAGGGAGAGCAGCAGGTGCCTGATAAGAACGCTCAATCTCTTCGACACGTTCTTCAGTCACTTCAAGATTCCAACGACCACGAGCAGTCTTAAAAGGTTCAAGACGGTTAGTTACGGTGGGGTAAGAAATGCCCTTAGATGCACAATAACCGCGAATATCACCAGCAGAAAACTCTGTACCAAATAAAGATTTAAGATCGGAGATGAGTTGTTCGTCGGTCACAGAAATTTTACGAGGCATGATGTAGTTAGGTGTGTTTCATTTGAACTCCCATATTATACCCACAAAAAAGGGGCAGGTAAGTGCCCCATGTGACAGTTTGGAAAGTGGATCAAACTCCTTTCAGTTTTTGAAGTTTAATGTACTCACCCCGCATATCTTTGAGTTGGGGACTATCAAGAGGCATACCCTTTGGAGTTCCAGCTCTGTTAATCATCTTACTCAATTCACGTCTGCGACCTTCCTGTTCTGGAGAAAGTTGCTCAACAATACTCTGTCTCCACTCTTCACTCATATTTGCCATAATCTTCAAAGCGTTCTCATTGGTGTCAGCATACCCTTCAGCAACCAGGTGCTCAAGGATATAATCAAACATATCACCTTCAAACTCTTCATTTGCAAGAGATTTTAAACCATGCTTTTTAACGTGCTCACCTGCACGACGACCTGCTTCATGAGTTACTGCTGCTGCCTTTGCAACTGTTTTACCAGTTTCTCCAACAAGTTCCATTGCTTTACGATGACGCTCCATTCCAGCAAGAACTTGTCTTGCAATTGCATCACGAATTGGTTTTTTCTTTGGTTGCTCTTTTTTTGCTTCGGTATCGGCACCCTTTGATTCTGGTTCCTTATTTTCAGTTTCAGATCTTTTTCGTGCTTCTTCCTTTGCTTTTTTCTTTGCCGCTTCTTTAGCATCAATTTTTGCTTTTACCTCTTCATAAGATTCTCCGCCTTTTCTTCTTCTTGCTGCTCTTGCCTCAGTAAGAACTGTTAAATCTTCAGAAAGACCATAAACAAATTCTACAAAATTATCAAGACCAACCTTTTCAATCAGAATATCAATACCATCTTCATTGAGTCCATAAGTGTAAAAATATTCTGTTGCAACTTCTACAATGTCCCCATCAAAAAGAGTGTTATTGTACTCTTCCGCTTGCTCTCTAAGATTTTCATCATAAACTGCATGATAAAGAATCTTTAAATCGTTTACTTGATGCGAATTCATTTTTCTTATTTTACTATATTTTTATTTATTGGTTTTTTTATTTGTTTTTGTAGTTTTCCACCTATCAATCTCAATAATTTTAGCATTGGGTTTAGAAGATGCCTTATTCTTTACTGGTTCTTTAACAACTGATTCTGGATTTGGTTGGAATAGGTCAGTGAATCTACTCATCGGATAATTGATTGAATTCTGTAAGAGTATTTATCAGGCAACAAGTTCTACAAACTCTCCAAGAATCTTTTTATTCATCTTCTTGGACTTAAGGCTCTTGGCAAAAGCACTTTTGATTTGAGTCTTAGTGGCATCCTCAGCAACCTCAAAGTCAGCATCTTGTGCCAGAGCATTAGCAGAAAGACCGAAGTAAGAATGATACCCAGACTTCTTAATGGTAAATGCCCGTTGCTTTCTCCAAATACCAATAGTCTTTTCATACTCGGGTCCATAATACCCGCAGTAACGGCGAATAAAACTACCAGCATCACGGGACTCAAGCACACGGATGCCAATGAAGTTGATATCCTTAAACTTGTCACGAAGGTTGTGGAGGAGAATATCAGTAAACTCATACCACTCACAGTCAAGAGAGTAGGTTATACCAGTCTTACGGTCACGAAGAAAAGAGTTGGGTCCAATGTAATTGGTGCCCATAAAAGGTTCATCTTCCCAACGACGCTGAACTTCATGGTGATACTTGGGCATTGCCGCCTCACCATCGGTCAAAATGACGCACTGAACTTTCTGGAGTTTGTTCTCCTTTTGGAACTGAGGAAGAATTTGATGAAGGGCAACAAGAGTTTCATTCAGAGGGGTGCCAGAAAGACTCAGACCATGGGGAATGTTGTATTGGGTATAGCAGTTATATCGGAAGGCAGTGGCAAGACGGAAAATGTTTTTCATCTGTTCTTCCAGTGTCTTACCATTAGTCTTGCTGGTAAGAATATTCATCAGAGAGAACCACTCGCCAACCTGAACCAAACCATCTTTCTTGGTATAAGCAAGTTCACGGATAGATGCCTTGTTATCTTCATCATATTTCACCAGAGGATAGTCATTGGTGAAAGCATAAACCTCAAAAGGAATGGCAACTTTCTTACAGAACCAAACAAGATTAAAGAGTTGTTTGACAGTATCAGACATCACATCGCCCATAGAACCAGACCAGTCAAGGATAAACACCAGACCGTGATTCTTACCATCAGCAAGAGTGGTGACCTTCTTAAAGAGGTCTTCATTGTACTTGTAGGTATGAAGTTTGGTGCAGTCCAATACACCAGTGCGGGCAGTGGTGGCACGGGCATAGGAGTCTGCTGCCTTGCGACACTCAAACTCTTTGACCAGATAGTTGACTTCTTTCTGTGCAGAACGCTTAAATTCCACGAACTTCTTATCAACTTCACCAAAGATTTCTTCGGTGGTATATTCCTGTTCTTCCATCCAAGAACCCCAGTATTCTTTACACTTGTCGTGGATTTCGGAGTTAGGAACAATAATTTTATTCAGGTCAAGTTTAGGAAGTTCCAAATAAACATTCTCAATACCATTGTGATCAACCAAGTCCTTGAGTGCTTCCTCAAGCGATTCCATAGTTTTCACTTCGGGTTCTTCATTGGTTTGACCACCCATAGAAGTGGGTTGTTTCTCCTGCTCAGCAGTGCCACCATAAGACTCAGTTTCACTAGGTTGCTCCTGTTCACCTTCATTCTCACCTTCAGGTTGATCGGAGAAATCAGAAGCAGGTTGATTGCTACCACTCTGTTGCGACTCCAAATCATCCATCGGAGTCTTGGTTTCTTCTTGCTGTTTTTTCTTACAGAACTTGTAGAGAAATTCTGCGGCAATCAGAACATCAGAGAAAGTCTCACACTCACCGATCATACGAACGATGGGCATCTCATCAAAATCATTAAAAGGAACATCTACAAAGTTCCCAATCTTGTAATATAGATTGACCTTATCGGCAAGATTATAGGTAGTAATATCTTCATCTTCGAGTTGGAAAAAGTCTTCATCAGACAACTCCTTGTAACCATTATAGAAGGTCTTGGCGAGACCAGCATAACGACGCTTCATCAGTTTCTCAATGCGAGCATCCTCAACCACATTCACAAACTGCGGTGGAATCTTGTGCTCCTTTAACCAATCCCCATCGGGAGTGTAAAGTGCGTGACCGACCTCGTGACCCACCAGAAGGTCATAGACGGTGCTGCTTGCCTTCTCCCACATCGGCAGAGTCAGCACACGAGTATGGACATTGAAGTAAGCAGTCTCTACTTTCTTATGCTCCACCACAAGGTCTTCGGTGGCAAGAAGTTTAGCAAGTTGGGACTTGATTTCGTGGCGAACGGTCATAGTGATTTGGTTTGAATGACCGTATTATACAAAAAGGAGGTCTTGCGACCCCCCCTAGTGGACAGTTTGGAAAGTGGACTCAGGCACCTTTTACCTGAGAAGATGCTCCAGATCCACCTTTCTTTTCTTGCTCAATTTTTTCTCTTTCTTGCTGACGGACTTTTTCAGTCTATCTTCTTTGAAGTTCTGCGCCAGCCATATTAGCACCGAAAGAACCATATGCTTCAACAATACTCTGCTTCCACTCTTCACTCATATTTGCCATAATAGCAAGTGCTGCCTGATTGGTGTCAGCATAACCTTCTGCGACTAGGTGCTCTAGAATAACATCAAAAATATCAACTTCTACTTCTTCTGGACGATATCCCCCACTTGTTGCCGTTGGAGTTTTTCTACCCTTACCAACAGGAGCAATGACCTTACCAATTGCCTTTACTACAGGATTCTTAGCAGCAGCGTCTAGTACTTTACCTACTTTTTGTTGAAGATCCTCAGAAACTTCTTCTTTCATTCCCTTCTCTTCTTTTCTCTTACCAAAAGTCTTATGAACCATTTTATCTAGCTCGGAATGAAATTTAGTTTCTTCCTCTTTATCCGCACCCTCTTCTTCGTCTTCTTCCTTATCAAGTTTCAACTCATCGGGAGCATACTTTACCATCTTACCATCTTCACGTTTCACGGTATAATACTTACCTTTCTCTTCAGGATCAACTTTTACAACCTCACCTTCCATTCCACTTTTTTTACAAACAACTTCATCACCAACTTTGAAATGTGATTCGGAAAGATTGGCATAAATCGAAGAATATGCTTCCACTAATCCAATGATTTCTTGATTTCTCATTTTTACAAGACTTTTTAGATATTTATAAAAAAAACACTCCGTTTGGAGTGCTTTTTCTTAAATGTTTGACGGCGTGCCTTTGCTTGTCGGAGTGCTTGCGGTTTCAATTTCCGCTTCTGCTCTTTCTTAGAGTGGTGATAGCGATTGGGAACTTGCATTGTTCTGTTTGTTTATGATTCTATTTTATATGAGAATCCATTTCTTTTATGGAACCTTATGACACTTTCAAATTTGTCCTCAAGACCCGTCCTATGAGAGATCACAAAGATGTTAGCATCTTTAATCACATAACGAATAATCTTAAGAAACTCTTCAGTACCAAAACCATCAAGAGACGAATCAAATACCTCATCCATAATCAGCAGATTAGTATTTACAGAATTTTTTAATTTAGCAACTTCTCTCCAAGTAAAGAGAAGAGATAAATCCACCCTCATTTTTTCACCTTCGGAAAAAGATGAATATGAAAAATTTTCATGAATTGGAGATTTAATTTTTTCGTTAAATTCTTCGTCAAGATAGAAATTAATATAAAAATCCATCATTTGAAGATAACGATTCACCTGCTGATTTATAAACGGAAGATACTTCTTAATGATTTTCGTTTTTACACCATCATCCTTAAGTAAGGAATATGCAAAATCGTAATGTACGATTTGTTGTTTTTTGTTTGAAAGGTCTTCAATTGTTTGTTGGAGATTTTCCTTAAATTCTTCTAGTTTCTCATGTTCAGTATTTCTGTTTGCAAGGTTTTGGGCAATAGTTTGAATTTCAGATTCAAGTTCTCGTATTTGTCTCTGGTTGAGGGAAATCCGAGTATTGTTTTGAGAAATGCCATGAGTTAATTTAGTAATCTCTTTAGATAAAGTAATGAATTGACGCTCTCGTTCTTGTTCGAACTTTATTGTTTGTTCAAGTTCTTCATAACCATTTCTAAGTTCCTTTGCTTTATTTTGAGCATCTGTAATTCTATTTAACCGAAACTCTTCTTCTATAGTTTGTGTACAAGTAGGGCATACCGTATTTTCTGCAAAAAACTTATGCTCTTTCGTAATTGTTAATACTTTTTGAGAGATTTTACCCTTAAGATTGTTAAGCTTTACTAACTTATCACCAGAACCAACAACCTCTTCTTGTTCCTTTGTATACTTGATTATTTCTTCTTCAGTGTTCGAATTCTCAATCATATAAACACCAACTTCTTTGTCTAAATTGGCAATCTTTTCTTTATTGGCATTTATATTGGCATTTCCACGATTCTCAAGTTCTTCGATGAAGTTTTGCTGCATCTTCATCTTCTCTTTCAAATTCTCTTTACGCAACTCAAGAGATTTTACTTGGTCTTTCTGTGTGCGAATTCTATCCTTGATGAGATTATTCATCACAGAGAAAATACGAATATCCAGCAAATCTTCAATCACTTCCCGACGATGTGCCGTTGGAAGTTGCATAAAAGGTACAAAGGTGCTACTGCCCAGAATCACAATCTGAGTGAAAGACTTATAATTTACCTTGAGAATATTCTCTTCTAGAATTCTCTGATTAGCACGGTCATCTGCTTCCTTATGAAGTGGTTGACCATTTACTTCAATATCAAAGACATTTGGTTTAATTCCACGACGGACAAGATAATCCCTACTATTCGTCGAGAATTCAATTTCAACTAAACAATCTTTTTCATTTGTAGTATTGACTAGTTGTGGTTTATTGATTTTCCGAAACGGTTTGTTGAAAAGAGCAAAGGTAAGAGCATCCAATACCGTTGACTTTCCAGCACCGTTTGTGCCGATGATTAGATTGGTATGATTTTTTTCAAAGTCAATCTCAGTAAATTGATTCCCCGATGAAAGGAAATTCTTGTATCTAATCTTATGAAATACTAGCATTTTTAGGAGGAATTACGATATCGTCAGGAGTAATCACAGTATACTTATAGTTGTAAAGTTTACAAGTCTTTATGGCAAGGTCATCGTCAACTTCAACAACATCCATTTCTTTCTCTTCTTGATCTTCAAGCATCAAGGCATATCGAGTAGCATCATCTTCTTCTTCAAAGAGAAATAAAACTTTATGTCCGTATTGGTCTTGGACGGCATAAGCACCATCGTCTTTTCTATCTTTGAGAGTGAGAAGAAACATTTACTCTACCTCGCAAGCTTGTCTATAGAGATCTTGAAAAATATCTTTTATAACATTTTTATCAAATTCAAATTCAGATTCGTCAATATAACGATTTAAAATTGACATAGTGTTTTCTTCTTCAGTAATCTCAAAATCTTCATTTTCTTGTATGTTAAAGTTTTCTACAATTTTGAGGTCTTGTACTCCTACTTTATAGAGTTTATCAATAAATTTTTCAAAATCTTTTGGTTTAGATTTTTTACGAACAATAACCTTTACAATTTTATTTTCATATTCAGTTGCATCAAACAACTGATAAGGAGTATCCTCATAATAAATGTTATAGAATAATTTATAAGGATTGTTGATTGGAGTGTGCTCTAATGTTTCTGTATCAAAAATATGGAAACCGCGAGTATCATTCACATCAGTCCAATACATCTCATAAGGATTACCTAGATAGAAGACTTTTCCATTATTCGATCGAGTGTGATAGTGTCCCGAGTAGACCCTATCGAACTTCTCAAATAGTTTGCTCTCCAAACCGTGCTCCATGATGAGTTGTCGATTAACTCTAAATCCTTGACATTCAAGATGCCCCATCGCACATTTGCTAATCGTCTTTTCAATAAGTTTAAAAGTTTTTTCCTCATTTTCTTGATTAATCCACGGTAAAAATAAAATCTTCAATCCACCAATATTAACTTCAGTCGGGTCACTATAAGTCTTTATATTAGAATACGTCTGAAGAAGAAGCTCTGGAGAATTTACACTATTGGTATTCTTAAAATATGTATCGTGATTTCCCACAATCATATGGACTTCATACTTTTTGAGAGGGTCAAACACAACCCTCTTTGCCCATTCAAGACTTTGATAGTCAATCGACTTCCGACTATCAAAGGCATCTCCCATATGAATGACTGCCTCTACATTATTTTCTTCTAAGGCAGGAAAAAATACATTCTTGTAGAACAACTCAAAATGGTCGTGGAGGTGCTTGGAACCTTTCCGGGCGCCAAAATGGGTATCACTCAAAATTGCGACTTTCATTTATTGCGGTATTGGATGGCGTCCTTGATGCTATTATACTCCGAACTATGCCCAGAAAGCAAGCTGTCGTCAACCATCATAACCTCATCAAACCCCGTGCGTTCGATAATCTTAGTCTTAATATCTAACTGCTTCTTTTCCTTTTGAATTCTTCTCAGGAATGCGTAGTGAATAATCTGAGTGAAATATGCGAAAGGATTCTTTGACTTTTCGGGGTCAAAGTTGTGAATATATTGGACACAGTTTTCAATACCATCAGAAATCATATCCTCACGAAACATATAATTCACAAAGTTTGGTTTATATGAAAGGTGAGTGGCAATCTTCAGAAAACATTCTCCAAGATAATTCGGAATGGGTGGTTTACCTTCCCAATGCTTGCCTCTATCTTCTTTAGTGGGGTTTCTATCGAACTTCTCATTAAATGACTTTTCGACTTTGGATCGATACACAATCATTGCTTCTAAAAGTTCTTTGTTGTTTACATAGTGTTCTGTCTTTTTCTTAGGCATAGCATTGGACTTATATAATATAGGTTATGCTTATTATACCACAAAATATAGGGGCTTGACAAGTTAAAGAATTGTGTGTAGACTACCTTTGTCCCGGTTGAAGATGAGATATTAGCTTTCTTTAAGACCTTTAAAGATTCTCTCCAGTTTCTTTCTAGCATCTTCAACTGAAGAGAGATATCCCATATTAGAAGAAAGTTTTACTTTTCCTTCTGAATCATGAAAATTAGATTCATGATCATATTGATTAAATTTATCGTATATATCTATTAATTTTTTATCTTTAGTCTCAGTCATTGTAATAATTTTATCTGGTTTAATAATAAAAAAATCATCATCAGACATTTCTATCCATGGTTTAACTTTTAAAAGTATTCCATTCCTATTTTTATGAGTACTCATACAAACTGGATTTTGAAGAACTAATACTGGATCTCCATCGTTTTCGTCCATTAAAACTAATGACATGATTTCTTCACCAGATACTAATTTTATTATTGCGTAAAATTCTTCTCCCATTATTTTTTAAAAGGTATATTTACAATATCATAATTAAAGTTTTCTTCATTATAAACTTTGATTCTTTCGATTAAGTGATTAAGAGTATAATTTTTTCTTGACTTATAACTGATGTCATCGGCAATGTCATATAGAGTTGCCTTTGTCTTATTATTTCCTTTTCTTAAGACTCTTCCGATTGATTGGAGGTTTCTGATTCTTGATTTACTAGGGGAAGCAAAGATAACATTATGTAAATTTTTGATGTTAACACCAGTAGAAAAAGTACCGTAAGAAGCAACGATGATTGCATTATTTTCTTTTTCAGTGATTTCTCTTACTTTTTCGCGGTCATCGGTAGCAACACCACCATGAACAAAAAAGACATGACGATCATTACCGATACTCTTATTTATTAATTCGTATAACGGTTGTCCATGACCTTCAACACGGGCAAAGAGAATTAAAGTGTTTCCTTTTAAATCAAGAGCAAGATTCTTGATAAATTTATTTCTTTTTTCATGATTAATAATATACTGGACTTCATCTTCAAAAGTCTCAAAACGATTCGGTGGGTGTTTCAATAGAAGAATATTGATGTCTAATGTGGCAACATGACCTTTCTTCATTAACTCATCAGTTTTAATAATCTTATAAGAAGGGCCGAATAAACCCTCTAAAACCCACTTGTGCGTTTGACTTCCATCGAGTGTGCCAGTGAATCCGAAGCGATATTTACAATTAGAAAGTTTTGTCATTATAGATACTAATGACTTTGATTTAAACTGGTGTGCTTCATCTCCTACAACTACATTAAATCTTGAAAAGTATTGGCGAGGAAGTTTGTAGATGGACTGCCAGGTAGTGATAATTACCTGAGAATCTGTTTTTCTTTCTTTCCCAGCATAAATCTTGTGGCAGTATGAACCAACATCAAACCCATAATCTTCAAAATCTTTATACATCTGCTCTACAAGGGATGTCGTTGGGACAACTACGAGAATATTTTGTCCTTTCTCAACGTAATATCTCACAATTGAGTATATCATCAACGACTTTCCAGAAGCAGTTGGAGATATCAACAACTTTCTATTATGTCTTAATGCGTCGTATACTCCCTCAACTTGGTAGTCGCGGGGAGCGTACTTACAGATAGAGTTCATGTAATCTTTTACACCTTCCTTTGAGATGTGCTCATTTACCTCAAAAGGAAGACCATAATACTTATTGTTTCGAAACTCATAAGTGTATTCGTGTTGCTCACAGAATCTTATGAGTTTATCTAATAGACCAACGTATATTTCTTGCGTATTAATATTAAACAAGTGAATGTAACCATCCCACCACTTATTTTTGTAGGCAGGTGCGAATTTGGCGTTTGGAACTTCAAATTGAAATGCGTCTCTTAACTCATAGTAGACGTGTGGGTCTGCCTCAACTTGAAGAAATACCTCATTCTTTTTTGAAATAATCAAATGTGACATTCATAACATATCAGTTATGATTATTTATTTGACTAATTGAAACCTGATTGAAATTGGTGCCAATCAATGGCATTTTTTATTTGATATGTTCTATTTGATATTGTTTTAATAATCTCCTCAAGAAACTTTAATATAATATCATAGTATTTAATTTTAAGATCTATTTTATTTAATCTCTCATCGGCATCTAGATGCCTCTGTAGCGCCTCTTTGTCTCTAACTTTATATGGGAATGGTTCTTCAACATAAACCTCTGCTGGTGCCTTTCCTGTGTAATAGTTGTATCTTTCTAATTTGACCCTACTATAAGTTTCTCTTGCCTTCTCTCTTAGAAGAGTGATTGTATTGTATATGGTATAATATTTCGAATGGAGTTGTGGAATTTTTAAAGATTCATCGTGTAAGTTATCGGGGTCTATAACAGAATCTCTCTGCCACATTTCCTGTATTTCATCAAGATTCATAAACCTGTAGCAATAGAGTAAATAGTATACTTGAAAGATGCCTGTGCTGTAAAGTATTGAATATCGGTTTGTGTGGAATCAAATTCTAAGGAAGATAATGACACTGGAAATAAATCTTTAAATTTAACAATAGCACTTATGTTATAATTGCTATCCAAAATATAAAGACTTCCATCACTAAATGCTCTTTTAGGATCCAATGGTTGAGTCAAATCATCTTGATTAGTTAATAGATCTCTATAATCTTGAGCACTTTCTGGAAATCCTAATCCAGTCAACCAATTATGAATTACCATATAGTTTATAAGATCTTCATCGACTAAAAATTTTAAAGATAGATCACCATATGTAATTTTATCACCGGGAACATCAATATCTTTTAAATAAGTACTTTGAGTTTCAATTTGTAATGAAATTTCTGGAATTTTACTACTTGTGCAAAAAAATGAAACTTTTGGTTCTTTTGCTAAAGTAAATTTAAATCCAACGGGAGAAAGATAATTTCTATTTTGTATCTGTTTATCAAATGCTGTTGCCATTATTGTATGGGTGATAAGAGTGTATTGCGAATCATTCTCCCGACAAAACTATCTTTTTTTTCTTTTGGTTCAATTCTGGGAGAACTTTGCAGTTTCATTGGGGGAGGGCCAGATGAATACCGTTCGCCCGGTTTTATAATAAACGATTTCATTTTTTTATTTTTATTTAGATAAAAAAAGACCCCCCATTTGGGAGGTCTTGTGAAAATGTGAGAAATAACTCACATAAGATTTGCAACCTTAACTCTTCTGTAATAGACGTTAGCGTTGGTTTCAATGTTGTCTGGCGCAGTTGGGAGAGTACCACCCTTAGAGAATGGATTTGCAACAATTCCATAACGAGTCTTAAATCCAATTTTTGGTTGGAAAGTATGCTCACCAACAGCACGTACCATCTGAAGAGGTACATATGGGCAATAGAATAGTCCAGCATCATAAGGTGAAGAACCCTTATATCCAACAACGTAGAATTGATTAGCTGCAACGTTTGCCGAATATGGATCAATGTAAACTCTATACTTACCTTGAAGAACACCTGCAAAAGTATTGCCGGTATCATCAACATTAAGATTAGAGTTAAGTGCTGGGGTGTAATCAAGAACACCTGCCATAGTGAGTGCTGAAGCAACATCAGCAGAACACATAATCATGTTGCCCTTTCCTCTACGAGTTTGTTGTGCGATAGCGTTAGCATCGCGCTCGATTTGGAAAATAAGACCCTTGAACTTCTCAACAGACCAACGACCGTTTGAATCAACATCAAGGTCGAAAGTACCAGCAGAAGCGGTGTTAACCTGAGCACCAGGAACAGCAACTTTGTAGATAGTACGAATGATTTCTCTGTTGATTTCAGCGAGAATCTCAGTGCTAAGAATATTAGCAAGTTCAGCTTCAGCATTCAGACCGTGAATTGCCTTAAGGTCTTGTGCTAATTCGAGTGAGTACTCAGCTTTCAGGGCGCGTGACTTAGCGGTAACGGTGAGTTTCTCAATTGAGAAAGCCATCTCGTTGAAGTAATTGCTGTCGCTATCGCCAAGTGCTTCAGCATTACCGGTGGTCATTCCGCCGCCAGCATTATACTGATTATCGCCAGGTGCAGCATTAGCAGTTTGATCTGATGGCGAAAGAATTGAAGGATTAGTACCTCCTTGAGCGGTAGTACCGAGACCAACAGTTCCATCAGTAAATCCTGAATTCAATCCGAGACTATTATTTTGTCCAGAGAATGCGGAATCTACTTCATTGTAGAATGTTTCGGGACCACTTTGATTCTGATAGCGTGAACGCATTGCAAAGATAAGTCCTGTAGGGCCGTTCATTGGTTGAACGCCACAAAGGTCATAAGCAACCAGATTGGGCATCGAACGTCTGATCAGTGAGATCAGAACGGGATCGAAACCTGCAACAGGTGAACCAGTTCCACTTGCTGCACTACCACTAAAACCACCAGTACCGGCGGAATTAGTTGGGGAAGCTTCGCTAAGGAAAGAACGCTCTTCACGAAGTTCTCTCTCTTGATTTTCTAGCAGGATTGCGGTTACCGCTCTACGATGTGAATCTTTGATTTGATCCATTCCTTGATAATCAAGGATCGGTGCCCACTTCTCCTGCAGGTACTCGGTGTTGTACATCTGCATTTGATTTTTACCTCTTTAAAAAAAGTTTTGTTTGATTTATAATTTAAAAATCACTTTTTAGAGACTCTACTGAGTGTTTGAAGATATGCTTCCATGATTGGCGAAACCGAAGTAGTTTCGGTTTGATCATATGAAACTTCCTCTGATAAATTTTCAGTTACATCTCTTGGAGCACTAGTGTTTATTGGGAAATATGATTCCCTCAATGTTACTAGTTTCTCACGATAGCTCTCTTCACTATCAAACTCAACATTTTCAGCAAGAGAAGCGAGTTTGTCTTTCTGAGAAAGTGCAAGACCCTCAGCGACATCTGCAAAAATTACATCAGCAACCGACTCTGCTAATCTTTGATTTAGAGCAATATTTTTTTCAATTTGCTCGTTGAGTTTTTCTTCCATTTCATCAAGTTTATCTACCATACTCTCGATTACATCATATCTATCTTCAGGGATTGCTACATAATGATCTTCAAAAAGATTCTTCATTCCAGCAAGGAATGATTCAGTCATTTCAGTCTTAAGACCGTGCTCAACTGCGAGTGCATTTTCTTGAATCCACTCATCAGCAACATACTCAAGATATGAATCTACTCTCTCAGTAAGTTCTTGTTTGATAAAATTAACCTCTTCAATAAGTGCATTTTCATATGTCGCTTCAAGTTCTTCTTTAATTTCTGAAACTTTAGAGCGAATTGCTGCTTCAAAAATAGTACGTGCCTTTTCTTGAAACTCTTCAGATAATTCTTCACCTGCTAAAAGAGCATTGACATCTTCTTCAATGTCAAATTCTTCTTCAGTATCTTCTTCAAATTCTTCTTCAGATTCTTTTTCAGATTCTTCTTCTACAACTTCATCTCCGTCGATTTCTTCTTCATCAACAAGATCTTCATCTTCTTCAACTTCCTCTTTTGCCATAGATGGCATAGGATCTGCGGGAGATGCTTTAGCATTAACCACATTTTTAACCTGGGCAAGAGTTGATCCAGGAGTTTTAAGAGATGCGGAATCGTCATCTGGACGATAATTATCTGGGGTAGGACCGCCTAAATCTTCCCAACTTCCAGTTTGCCCAGGAATCATAACTCCTGAAGCATTCTGTGCAATAGTGCTCATTGGTTCGGCAGGTGCAGCCCCTTTGGTTACTACGTTTTCCATTTCTTGTAAATTTCTACCAACGGACATTTTTTGATTGATTGTGTTATAATCTATATTTATTTATAATTTAAAGATTTGACAAAAATTCATTGAACAAATCTAATTTATAATTTTCAAGTATTTTTCTATCAACTAATGTATTTATTGTTTTTTGTGTCTTTTCTAAGAATTTTTCACGAAGAATGCCACCATCCCAAATCCATTCTTTACCTTCCATAATTCCTTGAACAAAGGCGTCAGGTGCAGATGGATCTGCAACAATATCTGCTGCGGTTGCTAACATAAAATCTTCACCAACAATTTTATGACCTTCATTAGTTACTTTTAATGATCCGACTCCTCTAGAAGATACGCCAAGACAAACACCTTCTTTAATTAAAGAAGATGCAATTTTTCCCATGGGAGTATCTAAGATTTGTGCTTTGCCAACAAAATTGTTTCCATCTCTATAAAGTTCGCAAATTTTATGCGAAACTCTATCAAGGTTTACTGTAGGTCCTTCTGGATGACCTAATTCTCCAAGAGCACGACCTCTTTGAATGAAATTAGTATCATATCTTTTTACCTCTCTCTCCATAATTGAAAGAGGATACATCCTTCCATTTCTATTAACTTGTTCAGCTTGAAGGAAAATTCCTTTAATGTAATATTTTTGTGAAGAACCCTTACCTTCGGTAATAAATTCTACTTTTTGTACTTCTTCTGTAATAAGTTTCATTTTATTCGGAAACTAATTGGACTATTTCTGTAATACTTAGATTTGATGAACTTCCCTCAGAAAGAGCGGCAACCTTAACACTTCTAGATACTGTAGCATTGGTAACTGTAATAATACCAACAATAGAAGAAGTGTCTGCAGATATAGTCAAAGTGGATTCTGTTAATTCAGTTACTACTTGATGAATTGTATTTATTCCAGAAGGTTGTGCATTTTCAATTGTTACATAATCTCCAATAACAAAAGGATTTCCGGCATTACTTGGAAATGTAATAACTGTTGATGTTCCTGTTGTAATACCTGATATTTTTTGTCTAGCAATTCTCTCTTTTAATACTTCATTTCCATAAGGAGAAATATAAAAAGAATTAGTTGTTACTGTTGGATTGCCACCAGTTTCAACATAAACTGCAGTTAATCCTGTAGCAACTCTAATATAACCACTTTTAAGTGCAATTGGATTGCTAATTGCTGGAGAAGAATTCGTTGGAGAAATTCTTTCAACATTTTGAACTATTTTTATTGCCATTATTATTCATCCCCACTTTCTTCGGTGCTACCAAACATCATATTTGCAATTTCTGGTCGGACAAGATCTACTTTTTCGGCAGATTTTGTGTAAAGAATTTCTTTAATTTTATCAGAAACATCTGACGGGGATCCATTAATTGCAATCAAGTCGATAAGTTCTTCCATAAAAATTATTTTATTATTATAGGACTATTTATATTTTTCCACCTTTAGGTTCTGGTATTTCTGCAGATGATGAATCTATTTCTGGTTCGATAGGAACTTCTCCACCCTCACCTTGAGATACTTCTCCATCTTGAGGAATTGGATTACCCATTTCATCTACTTGTGCATTAGGATCTGGTAAAATGCCTTTGGCAATCTCATCTTCAATTTGTAAATCAATTTCAATAATTTCAGAATCTGTTTGGCGAAGAATTTTTTTACGAACATACTCAGTAGAGTAATATTTTCCAATATAAGGTTCTACAGTAGTTGCTAAAGTTAATCTATTTGTTAATAATTCTGCTTCTTTTAGTTCTGCAAAATGATTGTCATATAGAAAATCATATTGAATATGATCACACATTTGCTTCCAATCTTCTACGGAAACTATGTTTTTTAACAGAAGTTGGGTGCGAAGAAGATCAGTAAAAAGATTTGAAAATCTTTTCCTTAACCTTCCAACAAACTTGGAAAACATTAACTCATCTCTAAGAATTTCTGATGATCTTCCAAGATTAAATCCATCACCACCACCGGCAATTCTGGTTTCGGGTACTCCAAGTGCTCTGTAAAGTTTCTTTTGAAAATATTCAATATCTGAAAGTTCTCCAAGATTCTGGCCACCCGGGAGAGTTGTGATCTCCGTTCCACGACCACCTTCTCTTCTAGGAAGCCAAAAATCTTCAAGCATACTCATAAATTTACGATCATCACGAACTTCTCCAGTGTTAGCATCATAAACAAGTTTATTTCTATAGCGAGACATGACCTCTTTGAGATATTGCTCGGCTTTTACTTTAGGTAGATTTCCAACATCAATATAAAAAATACGACGCTCAGGCGCTCTTGATAATCTGTAGATAACAAGGGAATCTTCAATCATTCTCAATTGATTGAGTGCTTTAATTGCTTTATGGAGATATGATAAAATAGTTCCTTTATTTCTATCCACTAAACCCGAAGTGCAATATGTTATTGAATCTTTTGCAATCTTAACACCTTTTTTAGATCCACCACTAATTGTACCTGTAGGATAATTTGGAGTTGGTGTATAGATAAAATATTCTTCAACTTCAGGAAAATTATATTCTTGTTCTTGTCCAAAAGATTTTGATAGTAAATTTAAATTTCTTGCCCCATTTATATCATTCCCCGTCTTTTTTTCTTGACGGACATGCTTCATTTTCATTGGGTCAATATATCTTAATTCCTTAATGCCCGCTTCAGGATTTTTTTGATCAATAACTTTTAGATAAAAAACTCTTCCATCCACGTACCAATTTCTGAAAATTTCATGAGACTTTTTATCAAAGTCCATAATTTCTTTAATATATTTAAATTCTTCTCTGATAACTTCTTTTAATCTATCACTTGCATTTAAATTTGATAATTCAATTTCTACAGGAGAATCATATAAATCACTAACAATTGCCTCACTCACAACGCTTTCGATAGCATTATCACATTCGGGATGCAGTGCCATTTCACGATAACGACGAATCAAATCATATTCAGTTCTATAAACACCTTCAATATCTACATATTGCCCATAAAATCCGGATTGAATAAAATAATCAACCCCGTCCTCATCACTCGGAGGAACGGGGGAAACTATAGATTTGGGTTTTTTATCTTCATCTTCAATCGAAAAACCAAAAAGTTTCGCCATTTTATAAATTTAAACTATGTGTATAATTTATTTAGTTGATATCTTCTCCACCAGCTGCTGGAGAATTACCTTTCATTGCTTCCCACCAAAGAATTTGGAATTCTACTGTAAATTCTTGGATTGTAGATGTGCCATAATCTAGACTAATTGCGCCAACTGCAGTTGGGAAAATATCATAAAAATGATATGATCTTAAAGTCGAACCATCCCGATCTAACTGATAAACAAATGCATCTGCTGTATAAGTAGATGGATCTGTTGCTCCAGTGTTGTCTGAAACTCTGTTAATTCTATTCATCCAGTTTTCAAATGCTGATCTAATTGCAAAATCTGTGTCATTAATTACGGTTACTGTCCAACTTTCAAAAGTTCTATCTCCAGCAACTTTTAAAGTTCTTCCTCTAAATGCAACATCTAACGGTGTTACATTTGATGCGGGTAGATTAGCACCTTTTACTAAAAATCTTGATTTGTCTAAAACATTAGTGTCTGCTGGTGCAATGTCGGGAAATGATAATACCACTTCAAAAAGATTACTTCTTGCGCCACCACCCGTTAACTTACTTTTGAAGTCAGTAATCTTTCTTAAAGGAGGTGGATTAAATTGTTGTCTAGTTGCCATGATTGTTTAAACCTCTAAATTAAAAGTTTCCGATTACTTCTTCAAAGTCAACACCAGTCTTGGTGGCAATAAAGTTAAGACCAATGAAGTTAATTGATCTTGCCGGTTTAATGTAGATGTCTGCAACAAATTCATTACTATCTATCACCGCAGCTGTGTTATTTGTTTCATCACAAATAACAACATAATCAAAGATTCCTCTCTTTGCTTGGACATCGCGTAAGAATGGTTCAATGGTGTTTACGAAGTTTGTTCTCGTAATCTCATCATTGAATTCGAAGAGAGCATCTTTTGCTGCTTGAGAAATAGCATCCTCAAGATAGATAAACAGACGACGGACATTGATTCTGTCAAATGCAGAAGACTTACCAAATCCAGTCTTATCACCGAATAGGATAATACCTGTTCCTGGTGAGAAGATTACTGGGTTGATTCTATTTGAATAGAGAACGTCTCTTTGAGTTTTTGATGGATTGTATGCAAGTTTAACTGCATTCAGAATCGCACCTCTAGAAGTTCCTGCAGGTGAATACCAGGCAAAGTTGTTGATGTCATTGCGGGCACAAAGTCCAGCAATGTCTCCATTCAGTGGCACATATCTGAAGGTATTTGCAAATCTATCATACATGTACTTATAACCACTATCAAATATTGCATAAGTTGATGAGGTTATAGGTGCATAGAACTCCACAACATTATCAGTGATGTCAGCAGCAGACCTTACAGTTACTTCAGTCTGAGATGAGGTATCAGAAAGTGCTGCTCCTCTGTATGGTGAAATGAATGCGATTGCATCTTTTCTTAATTCTGCAACAGAAATCAGTTTGTTTGCAAGTGCCTGTGCATCATTAATATCATATGCGGCAGATCCCATCAGAAGGAAATCTACCTGGAAGTTTTCAGTGTTTTCAAATAAGTCGTAACCATCAGAAAGTTCTGCAAGAGTTGCGGTTAAAGATCCTGTTGATGTAGTGTTTGCTTGACCGTTATAGTCCAAACCACCAGTAAGTGTGTTTGTAGAAGCGCCAGCAGCAGCAAATGTAATTCCTTCTGCTTCCTGATTCCAAGCAACATCAGACTCAAGATCGAATCCTGTGCTATATCCAGTGGTTACGATACCAGTTGGTGAATTGAGACCGAAAATATACTCTGAGTTGTTTGCAAGATACTTTCTCCAGTAAGATGGATTACCTACAGAGAATTCTGCGTTAGATGCCTTAGATAGTGCTAAGTGCCTCTCAAGAATTGTGCCAGCATTTCCAGTTACGGTGCCGAGAGCATCAATAACTACGACATGAACTTCATCAAATCTTGATCCTCTAGGTGCAGCGTATGCGGAAGTGCCAGGTCTTGGAGCAATGTTATTCCAAGAAATAGATGAAGTGCTAGTTAAACCTAATGTTTGTTGGTCAAACCAGTCAAGTCTTGAAGTGTATGCAGCACTTCCATATGATGTAGATTGCCCGTTTGTATGAAGTCCAACAGATCCTGAAGATGAAAACGCCCAAACACCATTTGGTTGATAATCATACTCAGTCTCAGTTCCTGCGTCAGAAACATGACTTAGTACTTTTACATCAATTGAAGAATTACCAATTCCAGTAATAATTCCCTTTAAGTATCCATCAAGAACTGAGGTAGATCCTGTTCCAGGATTTATTCTGCCTGCAACAGATTGAGTTACTCCATATCCAACTTGAAGTGCTGCAGATGTTGTAGTCGTAGTATAACTTCCAAAAGAAATCTCTACATTATCCAATGCAACTGTATTTAAAGATGCTGGATTGATGGTAACTGTACCAGATCCAATATCAGTAACAGTTACACCAGAACCAATGATTCCTGATAGTTCTTTTAATGTTTGCCCAGCAATAATTCCAGTTGTTGTAATTCCAGTAATTATTGTGGTAGTGATACCAACATCACCATCCGATGCGGTGGCAACACCGACAAATGTTGTGTTTGTAACAACACCAGTGCTAATCCCTGTTAATGTTTGGTCTGCTTTAGAATCGATGATACCAACCTTAAGACCATTTGACCATGATCCAGGATTTTTTGCAGCAACTACAACTCCTGCAAGGGTATTTTCATCATATCCTAAAGCATTATAATGATCTAAACTGTCAATCTTAACACTAGATGCTGCACCAACAGCAGTTGGAACAAATCCATTTCTTAAGTCAGAGTCATTTGATCTTACAACTCTTAGTGCTCCACCATACGCCAAATATGATGATGCTGTTAGCCAATGCTCATAATGCTTATCTGTTGAATATGGTTCTCCAAAATTGACAAGTAAATCATTCTCATTTTCAATTAAAGTCGGTGAGTCTACCGGTCCCTTAGCAAAAGGTGCCACTATTGCACCAATTTTATCAGATGAAGGAGTAACTCCTCCAATTGTTAAGTCAATTTCTCTTACTACAATTCCAGGAGATGCTAAATTTAGCGGCATCTTTATTCTCCTACAAGTCCAGAATTAATCTAAAAGTATTTATAATTTCCTACTTCTTTATCTATCTATAGTCCCACATATAAGATCTGTCACCATATTCGTCCAAATTCCAGACTTCTAGAGAACTATTTTTGTCTTGTGAAGATGCCAACATCCATTTATCACCTGTTTCTTTTTCTACAAACACTTCCATATCTTCTAGTCCATCAGAAATAAATCCGAATGGTGCCATATCCTGCTCTATTTGATTTTTTTGCTCCTCATAAATTCTTTTACGGACATCATTATCCGTCATCTCTTTGAAATAGTCCTGTGCTACCAACCATGAGAAGATTACAAGGCACATTGCCAAATCATCATTACAACCCTCTTCTGCCTCAAAGGAGTTGTGTCTCTGTGCGAATGTGGTTAGTTCTGAAATGATATCATAATCTACAGTAAGAAGTTTATCATCTTCTAATAAAGTCTTTAAGTTAGAGCATCCTAACTTTTTCACAGCAGCAGTCATTCTCACACCCAACTGCGATTTTTTTCCACTAAATCCAGATCCAACAATTTGACCCGCACGACCTCTCATTGCGCACATAAGTACATTGTCATATTCCAAATCAAAGTGTAAAATGTTTGCTACTTGGTCTCCAATATCATTAACTTCAACCAACAACCAAGCATCATTATATCCTTTTGCCACTTCGTGAATAATACTTGGAAATAGCATCGGTTTAATTTCATTATTCCTATACTTTGCTACTACCTTATATGGAAACTCTGTAATATCAAAAACAATAAATGCGGAGTAATCATTTCCCATTCCACGAGCAACATCGACTGTGATTAGATAATTATTCTCTTTTTTTGGATTTTGATATATGTCCAATCCAGCATTTCTTTTTATAGGATCTTCATATACAAGATTTCTAAGTTTTGCTGGATTGATAAGAGTATTAACAGATCCTAAGAATTCGCATTCAAATTCAACTTTGAATTGCTGCTCTGAAGTGTTGGCAATTGTTTGCTCTTTCCAAGCATCATCTCTTCCAGGAACTTCAGACCAATGAACATCAGTGGGCACATACTCATTCTTACCTCTTTCAGCATCATGCCACATGCGGTAGAAGTGATTCATACCGCGTGGTGTTGAAACTATAATAACTTTTGTGCTTTGTCCAGAAGAAATAGTTGGATATACTGATGCAAAGAAATCATCAGCAATATGATTTGGAATAAATGCAAATTCGTCCAAGAAAATCACATTATATGATCCACCTCGAACTGCAGATGATGAGGTAGAGTTGGATGAAATCTTAGACCCATTCTCTAATTCTAAACTACCTTTGTTCCAGGATACAATACCTTGCTGCATCCACCTTGGTAGATTTTCGTAAGCAAGTTGTAATCTACCAAGAAGATCTCTTGCAGTTGAGGCCTTGTTTGCTAAGATTGCGATATTAACATTATCGTTAAAAACAGCGTAATGTAGAAGATATGATACACAAGTAGTAGACTTACCAGTCTGACGTGGCATCTTACAGATATTAAACCTATTATCATGGAAATTTTGAATTAGCTTTTCTTGGAAAGGATACATTTTAAAGGGCACAAGACCATGATCAAGAGAAACAATCTTAATATAGTTTCTAGTAAAATAAACAGGGTCTTCTTTACACTTTAAGAACTCAATGATTTGTTCTTCAGTAAACTGAATCTGAGTATTAGCCTTTTTCAGGTTTGGATTTCCCAAATAAACATTATCACTCATAAAAATTACCTACTAATTTCTTCCCAGTCCAGAGAAGCAAAGACATCAGCACCAGCACTATTCGTAGCACATACAAGGGTCAATTCATAAGGAGTTCCAGTCAATCCATTTCTTTCTAACTGAAACTTAAATAGTGCTTCTTTCAGAATATCTACTGATGTGGAAGATTGCTGTGATGATGAGAAAAATCCAGATGCTAGAATTCTTCCACCACTTACAGTTCCTCCATCAATCTTATATTCTACAGCACTATCAACACCAGCATCCACCCAAGTTCCTCCACTTGTGGTTGCTGATGCTCTCACCTGCCAGTTGTATTCTGGTCCATTTCCAATACCCATTATGGATAGTGCTGTCATAATTACAATCGCATCTAATCTATTTGGAGAAGATTTGAGGCGAATAGAAATCACAGGATAATAAGTTCCCGCAGGAGAAGGTAAATCTACTGGTGCGGTGATTGGCGTATTCACTGCCTGTTGTAATCCACGAAGTTCATAACCACCTTCAGAGATTACAGAAGAACAAACTTGCTTCATAGTGCTACTACTTGTAGTAATTCCACTATTAAAAATTTCATATCTTAAAGGAAGTGATGCTGTTGTAATATAGGTTGATTCAATTAAGTTTGAATGGTGGAATGAATGTGCATGAATAAACTTACCATCAATCACAAATCCCATTCGGACTGTACCAAGACCTAACCACTCAATATCCATCCAAAGAATTTGTGCTTTGGAAATATCTAATGTAATACCAGAAACACCAGTTCCATCTAACTTATCAATGTTCCAGTCATCCTGTGCTACCGCAGTTTGAGTTCCAGTGGATAAACTTCTCTCTACAAAATAAGGAGTTGTTCCATTAATCTCAAAATACATTCCATTATCGGCACCAAAATATCCAACTCTTTGTGTTAGATTTGTTTTTGGTGTGGCAGGAACAAAAGTATTTAAAACAAGCAAAGATTTTCCTGGTTGGTATGAAAATGTCTTTGTAGTTTCTCTAATTACAGAACAACCAGCAGTAGTTCCAATTCCAATATTGACTAATCCCTGAGTGGTTACAAATCCAACTGTAGAACCAGTTCCTACAATTAAACTCTCCCAAAGATTATTATCCCTATATCTGTGAGAACTATCAAATAGTGTAAGTGGTTGAGATATTCTAGTTCTCCCAAAAGCATCAGGATTTACACTTACTGGAAATCTATTGAGATTATCAACAACATTTCCATCCCTTGTTGCTATCAAAGGAACTTCAAAAAGTGTTCTTTCTTGGTTTAGAAAGTCTTGTTCATTCTTATTCCACTGTGCCATTAATCAATCACTCCACGATAATCTTTCTGGTCTGTATCTTTGTGCGTTTTTAACTGTTACTGAATTTGATGTCATTGGATAGATATTATGCACTATTGCTCCAGGATATTCTGCCTGAAGTTGCTCCGCAAGAGAATTCTTATCCATAATATTACCCTCAACTTCAAGGCGATATAATTTACCTTCCCAAACAATATCTGCAAAAAATGATTCAGTTGCTTGCTCTGGTTGAGAAGAACCTACATTTAAGGTTCCATTGAAATCACCGTTGATAGTAATGCTTTCTGAAATAAATTGCTTAAAACTTTTCATTTTAATTACAGTTCCAACGACGAAGGGCTTTGTTAATTCTTGAATCTGGATCTCTTGCAGTTTTTTCTGAAGTCAATCTTTTTTTCATTCCGGACATACGACTGCAAAAGTTTTTTCTTCTTTTTGCTCTTTTCCCTTTTGGTTTTTTCTCAGTTACAGCAGTTTGAAGTTTAGAACCTGGATTTTCACGACGATATGCATTAACTGCTTTTTGACTTAAACCATCTGTTTTATCTTTGCGATTGACTTTTTGCCAATCTTCAGACAACCCAAAGTCCGCTCTCCAATTCGAAAATTCTTCTTTTTTTACACAATTCGGGTATTTTTTTCCAAACATTTTTTTCATACCTTTTTTTTCATATCCAGGCCAACACTTTTCATTTAAGTGTTGTCCTGGAATAAAATTCTCACTAATCTCACCACTATCAATATAATCCGCAGCAGTATCTAAATAATCTGCTGCTTTTGTAATTTTGGATTGAACCCATGCCTTAATATTCCCCTCACCCTTCATTTTTTTACGAAGTCTTTTTGCTGCCGAAATAATCGTAGAAATTTCAGACCTTGCCATAGAATATTCGTGATCTTTTGATTCTGGCATGTTACCTGGATGTGGAGTATTGGGAGTATAATCTTTTATTTTAATTGGCATAGAATACATATCCCAAAACTTTTCTCCATATTTGCATTCTTTACGTGTTTCTTCCTTTCTACATTTTGGACAATATCTTATCATTTCTGTAGATTCTCCCCAATTAGAAGCACCAATTTTGCGACACTTTACAAGTGCTCCAGAAGCGTAAGCACTAGGCCAAACTTTATATCTTGACTTAACCTTATGATAACAAGTATCTTTTGTTCCACTACCTTTTCCAGGTTTGTCTTTTACTTCTTGAAGATTCATGTCCCCTTCCAATGTATAATCTGTTTTTACATAAGTTGGTTTAGCAGCACCTGATTTTTTAGGTTGATTTGGATCATTGCGGCGCTTTCTTGCCTGAGAAGCGAGTCTTTCTGCTTTACTCATTGAAGCACGCTTTTCAGATGATACGCATTTAGGAGTAGCGGTTTCCCCCTCTTCTCTAGCACATGCATCCCCATCTACAACATCAACCCAACCAGGTTTTTTATCTTTTGATTTACTTTGGAACCACTTACGCAATCCCTCTTCATCAAGTTTCTTTTTGCGCCCCTGACAATGAGCAAGTTGCGAAAAACCTTTTGGATTATCACAGTCGATTGACTTTTTATATTTTTGAGACCAAGTTTCGTCCATGGATCCACTATCACTGCTAGAATCTCCATTCAAATTTGCATCATTATGAGTTTTAGTTTCATTTTTATCATGATAATTATCATCTTTTACTAAATATCCAGAGCGCATAACATGCCACCCTTTGGGTATTTTTTTACATTTTTTATCAGTGTAACAATAATAATATCCTTTTTTACAGGACTTTTTCATCAACTAGCAAGATCTGACTCGTTATTATTTAGGAATCCTTGTTTGAGTAATTTTGATAACTCCGAAGTGGATCCTACAAATACTGCATTATTTGTAACATTATTGGTAGTCTTTACTGTCTCATCCTCAATATCCTTTAATTTTTTCTGAAGATCTATGAGTTTATCAGTTACATCTCCAACACTTTTAATTAATTGTCCAGCAACTTCATAAGCTCTTGGGCTATTACCTTCTCCCGCAAGTTCCATAATCCCATCAATTGCTTCTTGACCTTTTTCAATCAATGAATAAAGATTTGCTCTAGTGTACTCATAATCTTTTTTAATCTCTTCTCCTTTTAATAATTCAATATTTAAATTTTCTTTTACTTTTTCAACCTCAACAATATTACTCTCAATATTAAAAGTAGAATCTAAGTTATTATAATTGCTGGACATAATTTATTAAATATCTTTTTGTTGTGTTGGACTATAAGATTTAGAATCAGTGAAATTTTCCCAAGTTTCATTGAATCCAAAATCATCATCCAAATTCACATCAATTGGATCTGGGGTAACTGTATATCTCATTTCTCGCTTTGCACCTACAATATCGGTAGAATTGTAATAGTCAACTTGAACTTTACGAATCAGTCCATCTGTAGAATCTGCAATAGGTCCAAATAAATGCGTTTTTGCTGTAAAATTCAAAGTATAAATTAAAATTCTTCTTGTAGAATAATCTCCCTCATAGTCATCAGTAAAAGAAATACTATCTAAAACTATAGGGATATCTCTTTTTTCTCCTATAGAATCAACTAAGTCTATTGTTAAATTGAAAGATGGTTGAAAATATGGTAATATTTGCTCAATAATTTGCAATACATCATCATTTAATTTTGACATAATATTTAATTGCATTCCGACATTATATGGAACTGGCATAAAAACTTTTTTTAAATTATTTCCATCTAAAGCTTTAAAACTTTGTGTCACACCAGATTTTCTTGTCGAATCATATTGTATGGATGTCATTTCAAAAGACATTCTGGGTAAAGTAATTGCTATCGGTTTATTTAAGTCTGCTTGTTGTTCTAATCTGGCTAAAAACTTTTGCGTAGGTCCATATGCTAATGGAACCTTCATTTCATTATAAACATCACCATCTTTATCCAAATGTTTAATGTAAATTTCATTAAACAAAGTTCCAAAAGCAATTATTGTTTTTCTAATAATTTGATGGTAGTAATAGTTTCCTAGCATTAATAAGTACCGAATGGATTTGATTCTGAAAAATCTAATATCGAATCTGCTTCTGATTCAATTTGATCATTGTCACCATATTTATCTTCAAACTTTGCATTTCTTATTTCTTTAAGAGAATATAAGGCCGAAGATGTTTGACCAGTAATGACATCTCCAGATTTAAATTGACCTTTAGTTGTGCCAACTTTAAGAATATTTTCATCTTTATCCCAACTTTTAACTCTAGCGGATGCTCCGGAAATAGAACCTGTTATAACTTCATTAAATATGAATGTTCCAATGCCAGTTAAGACTGGTGGAGGACTAATAATAGCTTGATGACTTTGAGTATATCCAATACCAGCGTCAGAAAGTAAAACTTGAGATATTTGTCCTTCATCATTAACTAAAACTCTTCCAACTGCGGTTATCGCTAATCCTACGGTAGGAGATTCAAAAGTTATGGTAGGAGAATCTGGGTAACCATTACCTGAATCACCAATACTAACTGTTCTTATTCCATTATAATTTGTAACCAAAATAGATGTAGCAGCTGCTCCAACGCCAACACCATTTATAGTAATTTCTGGTGCAATAGTATATCCAGATCCACAATTTGTTAAAAGAATTTCCTTAACAGAGCACACCCCATTTATACATTTTGTGAATGCCACAGCTGATGCATCTATTCCATTAACAGGAGCTGTAGAAATACCTATAGTTGGTGTTGAAGTGTAACCATAACCGTCATTAGTTAGTATAATTTTTCTAATATAACCAGTAGCAGTATTTGCAGTTGAAACCGCTTGTCTTCCTGAAGATATGAGTTTTAATGTAGTGATATATCCTCTATTTTCAAGAGTAGAATCAATTTCTTCAACAGTAGTATTAATATCATTCCAACCTCCCATTTCATCCTCATATTCAAATAGTTCACATTTTAATTCATAAACATATAATTTTCCCAATTGATAAAAAGGATTTTCATGCTCGACAAATTTAACTTCAAATATTCTTTGACCCAAGGGAAAATATACTAAATCACCCTCTCTAGGTCTAGAAAAAATTTCTATTTCCGGATCATCTTGTTCTAAAAATGGAGCGATAAAATCCTCAAATCTTTCCTTTGAAATAATTAAACTAACTTCATCTCTTAAATTCATTCCAAATTTCGTTAATATATCTCCCTGACCAGTGTAACCATCAAAATTATTTAAATATGCTTCAATAGCAAAATTGTCATCAAATTTTGATGAAGATATTTCTTTTATAATAGTTTCTTTACGAACAAATTTTCTTGGAATATAAATTACTTCTACACCGTACATGCGAAGTTGTTCATTTACTAATTCTTGGACAAGCCTTTGCTCGTTTGGAGATCCGTGTAAAAAAAATGGATTGAGTGCCATTATCCAATAAAGTCGTATGGTGGAAGTTCGTAATCTGTTGACATTTTTTGCATTATACTTTCAATCTCTTTTTCTCCATCTTCGTATAATTCTCTACCATTTAATTCTATACCTCCAGGAAGTTTAACGCCTCTGAATTTGATTAAATTTTGCCCCCACTGGCGCTTCATTAAAGCAGTCAAATATTTTTTCAAAAAACTATCATTATAAATTTTTGTAAAATCATTTGGATTTAAAATTCTATAGCAATCTATAACAATATAGTTATCAGCAGATTGTGATGACCAATCTATATCTAAATATAGTCTATTTTGTCTTTTATTAAATCTAATTTGCTTATCAGTTGTTAACAAGAAATCAATGTCTTCTAAGTAACTTTTTACCATTGCATATTGAAGAAGTTCAACGGAATTGAAATAATATAAATCATTTAAAAATAATTGATATTTAATACTAAACATTCCTCCAGAGATTGAACTGGTATCAAATTTAAAAATTCTTTCAATACCAATTATTGAATCTGGTACTTGAATATAATTAGAAGTTTCATAAAAATTAAACTCTTTGGATACTCCATCTATTGTTGAAGTACCTGTAGTTGTCACTATCCCAACACCTGATGTATTTCTTGATCTTCCCCTATCAATATCTTCTTGAGTTATTTTGTATTTTAAATACATTCTCTCTACACCATCAAAATGTCTTTCATTAAAATATTGTAATGCATCATCTACTAGATCATCTATTTGCTCATCTGCCAAATTAATTTCTAAGATTGGATATCCTAGTTTTCTCAAGCAGTATTCTATTAATTCTTGTTTACTTGAAGGTTTTGACATTAATCATACCTCTACGTTAGAATTTGTTTTAATAAATTTTTTATTTCTTCAATATCTTTTTTTATTTGATCCAATTCCATCTTTTGGGATTTTCTATTGTTCAAACTATTGACATATTGATTATAGGAAGTATTGTCACAGTTGACAATTGCTCCAGATTCTTCATCCCTATACAAGTTTGGGTGTCCTTTTACTGGTATCATCATCTGATTGCAATGCTCCTTAAATCTTTAAATCTTGGAGGATATGCTTGATTAGTTGAAGACATAACAATTTTAATTATATATCCACTAAATTCGCCAAGATTATTAGCAGAAAACTCATATTCTAAGAATTCATTATCCTTACCGCTTCTTACAAAGGTATCTGGCAATCCACTATTGTTTGCTGGATTTACTATATCTAAATATCCATCATTATTATTATCTATAGTTAAGTTGTCATATCCTGGGAATAATTCAAATGCTTGAGCAATTTCGCTGGAATCAGGTCTAATCAAACTATAAAGAACTCTAAAGTCGGCAGAAGAATGTCTATAAGCAGATAGTATGACTTTTAGAGAAGTTGCAGACTGTGATAGTATAACGGTATTAGATACATAAACAGAAGAATGTGGATCTTCAATAACTGAATTAACTCTGTTGTCGGTGGAATAATTTGATATAGGTGAATTAATTCTGTTACTGTGGAAATCTGTGAAGCAATTATCTAAAAATATTTGTGGAGATAGATACTTATTGTTTGTTTGTAAAGTAACTGCGGTAGTAAAAGATTTATTTCTAGGAAGAGTAGTTAGATATGTATCTTCATTGACTTTTGAGCAAACAATTCTTGTGGAAGACAATTGATTTAAGGAATTAAGTTGTATATCCTCATAACCTAAGTCGTTGAATGATACTTCATTTCCTGATATACTTGTTCCACTTACACTTCTAATTTTTGCGGACACAGAAGTCGCATCAGTTGGAGATATAATCCTATAAAATGGAATAATAGAATCATATTGAATATTTTCTGTAGCAAAAACATTATTCCCACCAGAATTTAATTCAGTTTCAAATGAAAGTTGTGGATAACCTGTAGGAGTATTATCTACACTTCTATCTACACCATTAGAAGTCCTATCAATTTCAATATAGTAACTATCGATATCTAAACCAAAATCACTAATATCGTGAGTTGTATTAATTCTTCTTAAGGATACTCCGTTAAATTCATACTTATAGATTTGTGAATTAGTGTCGTGAGGAACTGCGAGTGTGGATGATTGTGCTCTTGTTATTGTTTCTAATGTACCAGATCCAACACTTTCATACTTAATAATTTCATTTTCGACGATAGCATATCCAGGATTACTTTCACCAACTGCTTTACCCTCAAAAGTCGCAAAGTTTGATGCATTTGCAACAGAAATGGTTGTAGAAGATGCAGTTATAGATTGAGATAATGTGGTTGGAATAACATTTGGTAAAACTCCAGAGATGGAAACTTTATTATTCGCTGCATACATTCCATGATTAAAGTGATTTACCTTAACAAAATTGCCATTATATAGAGATCCAGTGGGGGTTGAACTTGTAATATAAGTAGATCCCATAGTTACTGAATTATTTGAGTTATCGTAATAGACTAAGTTTGCCGTTCCATCTGCAGTGAAAGAGTTGCCTTGGACATTGCTCAGATATAAAGTGTCAACCCCATTGTTATTGCCAGTAATCGTTATAGTTGCGTTTCTTCCACTGTTACTGGAAACTGAAGAAGTTACAATACCAACAACATCTCCGATTGCATATCCTGTTCCAGGATTTACTACAGTAGCAGCAGTAATTCCACCGCCAGAAGCAGTAATATTTAAAGTGAGACCAGATCCATTACCAATAATATTGAATGTAGATACATCAGAATCTGTAACATAATTAGATCCACTTGTAGTTACTCCGACAGAAGATACTGAGCATCCTTTGCCGACGATATATCCATAATTATATGTTTTTATGCTCTCACTTACTTTTCTACCAGTGGTCAAGATGCTAATAGCATTAGTATCGGTGGTAGTTGTAATACCAACACTCAACAATCTAGGAAGTGCAGTTAGCGGATTATTTTGGAGATTTTTGATATATCCATTACTTTCATTTAGAGTTGGATTATAGAAGTATGCTGTAGAAGGAGTATCTGTTACAAAGTTTGCACGATATAGTGTAAACTTCATATCTTGATATTGATTTGCTGTCCATATAGATCCATTTTGAGACTTAAATAGACTTCCCAAAGCAAATTGTTGACTATAAACAACAGCATTAGCATCAGGTAGATTTGCAGACTGAATAGTCTTTTTACCCATTTCTGCAATGAAAACCTCATACTCTATGCTTTCTGGAGCAAGGAGGACAATTGCATATTCTAGTCCAGGAGCAAGATAAATTGGATAATCAAATGTTACTTCAGTTACTGCAGATGCATCATCTGAAATATTAATTTGATTTGGTCGTAATGTAACTGGATTTCCAATAACCGTTCTTGTTGGAGTTCCAAGTTCTACAGTTCTTACTTGAACTGTTAGAGGATTATTATTAGTGTCTTTTTTATAGAAGAATAAATCTACACCTGTTAAATAAGCACCATCCTCCTCGTCATTTGCAGTTTCACTTCCACCAACACTAAACGACTGTGCTAAAGGATCATAAAATTCAGTTGTAACATTTGTTATAGTTGTAGTCGTAGTTCTAGTGGTAGTTACTGTAGTAGTATTTGTAATAGTAGTTTCATATAACTCTAGAGTTCCTTCTGAAACATAGTTGGTAGAGGCACTAGAAATGGAAGTACTACCAGGTGCTGCAGTTTCGTTTGTAGGACTTGATGTGACTTTATAAGTTTTATTTCCTGTATTAATTCTAACGTCAGGTGCAGGTGAAGTATTTGGATCTCTGATAAAGAAAGATCCTATTAAATCTCCAAAGTTATCAGATATTAGTCTAAGATCTTTTACATATGCTATGGCACCACTTGTTTGTCCAACAAGTTTTGCACCTGTAACTAAATATCCAGAATATAAACCCTGTGCTTCTTCTGATAATGAATAAGTGTCTACATTCAATACTTTTGAAGAATTACTATATGTAGTTGGTAGAGACTCTGTTTTAATATAAGGATTTATAGTAAATGATGTGGTTGGAGAATTATATGCCCCAAACTTGTGATCTGGTCGCGCAACTCTGAAGGAAATAATTTTATTATTTGTTGAATCATATCCAAAAATAGTTTCTCCGATTGAAAATGTAGATGATGCTCCAGGATTTTGTAAAGAAGAACTATCCGATATTTCAATAAGTTTCGGAATAAAGTCTACAGACCCGTTTCCATCTAGGAATTGATAATATTCCGTAGATGGTTTCAAATTGGAAATGGAAAATTCAGTATTTCTAGATCTCATATATTCTTCAGGTCTAGATTCTACTAATGTAGTAACACTTGAAGATGATGTAGTTGTATTTGTGGAATTAGTTGTATTTTGAGACACTTCAATAGATGTTTCAATTTGACCCCTTCTATCCCAATTTGCTACTCTTACACTTCTAGATCCAACTTCAACTCTAGATCTTTCGACTAAAACATAATCAGTAACAGAAACTGTTTTATCGGGCAACTGTATTGTTCTAACCCAATTATCGCTTTCTGGAGACAATTTTATCGTTCCACTATAAGATACTACATGGAATGGGTTTACGTTTTCAACCTGAGTTGCCAATGGTTGTGATATCCATTTTTCAGGACTATATTTGAGTGAAACTGTATCTCCAGTTTTTTGAGTATTTGAATCTAAGAGACTATAGTTTGTAGATAAGTCTAAAGATTCATCTGTTATATTTTGTGCTGGTGCAAGATAATTTTTTAAACTATTTCTAGAGATGATGGGTCTCATCTCTTGAAAATCTGAATCAATTTCAATTGATGAAAATAAATTGTTTATTCTTGAAAAATCCTTAAAGTCATCTACAAAAAATCCAGTTTTAAATCTGTTAAATCCTTCAGAATCTTGTATTTGAAGTGTTTGCGTGCTTAATTCTAAAAGTGATAATGAAGTTACCCTCTCAAGATTTTTTACTCGATTTTCAATCAATCCAATGTCTCTCATAGTATATCTTCTATTATCTACAAGAGATAATATAGCATTCTTGACATTGTAAAGATATGGGGGAAGAGTAATCGTTCCTAACTCCATTAAATCATCAGTCTTTAATGGGGATTTTGGACTTATGGATGACAATCCTTCCAGGTAGATAAATTCTCCGTTTTTATTCAAATAAATTTTATCAACTCTACCAAGATAGCAATCATATCCAAGAATAGTGCTTTCGTTGGGTGTTAGATTTAACTTGATAGAAGAACTAAAATCTCTATTAGAAAAATCAAAAGGGGAGGAAGTATTTGCTGAGAAAACAGAAACTCTTGGTCTAAAATCTAATGTGTCTGTCGCTCTAATATTATTTCCGATTAAAGGTACATCTGAAGCAAATTGCTCTTTGTTATAACTTGCCACAGTAAATACATCACCATTATCAGTTGAAGGTATGGTGTAGTAGTCAAATACAATTAATAATCTCTTTGATGGTTCAGTTTCTCCTTCGTTACGAACAAGTCTTGAATAGTCATAGTATTGTTCTTTTTGCGCTTTATCTAAAATAAATTTATTAGTGATGTCATTATAATTTCCTGGAGTTAGAAAATCAATTTCACCAACAATATTTGATTCCTGGAAAGTTACAGACTCATTTTCATTAAAGCGATTTGAATTTAGATAAACAATTCCAACACTATTAGTAGATCTAGATATAACTCTAGCAATACAACCACTTTCTGATCCTAAAATATTTTCACCTATGATTGCATTTTCTCCAATATTTAAAATTACACTGAATGATAAAGTGTCTACAGATGGATTTGATGCGTCTAAAGATTCATAAACTGCCAAGACTTTTGATACATCAGGATAGTTGAGAGAAATCTCTTCATCTTGTACTCTAAGTCCATAATACTGATTATATTCTAAACCATCGTTAATTGAAGTGCTAATTCCTGTACCAGATTCTGGGTATTTAGAATAAACTACATTTATAGACTCGCTGCGATTAAATTGTTTTTGCTTGCTTTGTACACCATTCTTGATAAAGGTGGCATTAATTGATGAGGTTGTTTTTCCTGTTGTAAGATTTGATAAAGTTACTTGATTATTTGATAGGGAAAATTGGTCAGAAGTTAGAGATTGTGTGGTTCCGTCAGTATAATGGACTGAATAACGCTCTTCATCAAATGATGCAAATAATGCGGTTGACAGTCCTGAAGAAAGAGAAAAGTCTGATACTGATAGAACTATTGGACTACTCGATGACTTCGCACTTGTAGATTGTGCGCTAAAAGTTAATATAGAATCATTTAAATCTACTTGAGATACATTTTTATTTGGCAATTCTGTATATAAGTATCCCTTATCTGAATTTCTAATCTTAGGTATTCCTAAACTAAATGATAAATTTGTCGCAACTCCTACTCCACCATCACAAACACCCGTAACTGTAGCAATCCCTGCAACAACCATAGATGTTCCAGTAGAATTTACACTGGAGACAACATTAAAAGTTTCAGTTGTTTTATCTGGTGCCTGGAATCTTACTATAGAACCAGGTTTGATAGTGTTAAAAAACTTTCCGGGAGAAGTTACTACACCACCTGCAGTGATGTTGATAGTATCTGAAGCATTAAACCCAATGGGAAGTTGTCTATCTAATACAGAGTCTCCAATAAATGGTGTGGTAAATCCAGAAACAGATGTTGGTTGGTAAATCTGCTTAATGTCGGAAGTATCATATACAGTTATTTCAGAGATAGATCTTGGATATAACTCCAATCCATTGATAATTAATTGCTCACCTCTTACAAAAATACCCGATGTTTGTCTCAACTTAACTGTTGCTGTACCATCACCAGCAACAGCGGCGTATCCAGATGCTCCACTGCTTTTACCTTTTACATAAGATGATTCTGGCAATTCTACTGCAGAAAGACCTTGATTCAATACTAAGGTAGTATATGTTTGTATATCGTAAAGGTATAAGTCCCAATTGGTAGATGCTCCAGAATATGCAGCATCAGTTAATCTAAAATTATAAACTCTAGCATCTCCAATTTTTGTATTTGCAGATGGGTTGCCAGAATCACTTCTTCTGACGGAGTGAATTTCTACGGACTCATTTTGCTTTGGAGATCCTGTTATATTATTAATTCTAAGTAAATTTCCCATTTCGAAAGGAATATTTACGTTTTCTACATTCTGAGTTTCTCTTGGTTTGTTTACATCGAGAATAGTAGTAGTAACTTTTTCTATATCATAACCCTTAACATATGCTTTTCCTGGAGACAACTTTACACACATTAAGTCATCTGATGGATTATTTCCATATTCTGTTTTCTGGTTGTCAAAAAATAGTCCATTATTGCCAAGTCTATTATTAAGAGAATTGTGTAAAGAAATTTTAAAAGGTTCTACTGAATAATTTCCAGACTCATCAAAAGTTCTTTGGGCTAGATAATCTCTTATTGTTGAATATTGTGTTTTAGTATTAACTTTCTTAATCTCACCATTTTCAATTCTAAGAATTTCAATAAAATCAGTGTCAGTATCAACACCATCTAAAGTTTTTTTAGTGAGAGATAATCCTATTTTAAATCTATCTGCCCCAGGAGCTGCATAGTTTGTAAATCCCTTTGCATTATCATATAAAGAAGAATCTTCCTTAGCGGTTATAATTTCTTCCGATACTTTTAATCCTATTCTATATGATGGAGTATTGGAATAATAATCAAGAATAATAGTTTGCTTGGTTATATTTGCAAAAGTGCCCCTTACAAAATAAATTCCATCATTAATGGAAGCTGCAGATCCTATAGCAGTAGCATCAGTGGATATTAAAGATGCAAAAGGAGTTCCAGATGTAATTGTAGTGTTACCATAAACTACACTTTCATTAGAAACTAATGATTCCCCATCTTGAAATGGATTGAAATTAAAATCATTATCAGAATCTATATATTTTACATATAACGTAACATAATCTAATCCATTAGATGAATTTGGAACTTCAACTTTCTGGACTGATGCAGTAACACCAGAAATTTGACCTTCGATTAGTTTTCCAATATATTGATCAATATATGCTGATATGTTAACGCCAAAAGATGTTGAATTTAACTTAACTGCAAAAAAATTGGGATCATAAGTAGTGTTCCCTGGAATTACTACAGATCCTTCTTTAAATATGTGACTTCCAAAAGATTCAATTTGATTTTGTAATATTGATTGAATATTATTTAATTCTCTTGCCTGTACTGGTCTTCCTGGAGTAAAAAGAACTTTATAAAAATTCTTTTGGGCATCAAAGTCATCAAAATAAGGACTTACATTTAGGTTTGTCTTTTGTGCCATTTCTTAAAATTCCAGGATAATTTTAATGTCTTCTTTTTGCCTAATATTGCGGGAAACGAGGGGTCTATTATCAATATAAATTATATCTCCCGTCTTTTTATTTATCTCAGGATTTGCAAGTCCATTTGTAAATGTAACTCCTAAATTTATGATTGAATTGTTTACTGTTGTAGTTATTCCACTAAAGGATGAAATTTGTCCAACAAATGAACTATTTTGACCAATTATGTTCCCTCCAGCATTGCTAAAATCAATATTTGCATTTCCTCCTGTAGAAACTCCAACATAATCTGTTTGATCATATGTTGGGCCATAATGCAAAGATCTGTCTTTAAAATATTTTAATATTTTAGTATCAGAATCATATGATGCAACATATCCTACTGCTCCAGTATTAGTCTGTATAATTTTCTCACCTATAATTGGAAGAGTATCATTTACAGAGGAAAAATTAATTGCATAAAGACCAGAAAATTCGGAGTTTGTAAAGGTCTCTGTCGATATGAATCTACTGGGATTTTTTAATATTCCTATCTGACAAAACTTGGTGTTGATTGGAAAATCTCTAGAAGAATCATCAAATCTACTATAAATCATTACTCGGTCTGCGCCGAGTTCTTTATATAAATCATAACCATGACCTCTAGATGGTGGAATTATGGGAATTAATTTTGCTGGATTTGAAATATTCCCACCTGGTTGTAAAGATCCCAAATCGACAATACCATAAGTATAATCTTTACCGCCAGAAGTAACATTAACATTAATTATCTCACCATTTGCATTTACTTCAACATATGCTCTACCACCAATTCCATCACCTAAAATATCAACTTCTGCAGAATTTTGATAATTACTTCCGGGATTATCAATATAAATTGTTTTTATTTGATTATCATTTATTGTAGAATCTCCATTTTCTCTCACAGAAACAATCTGTGGATCTGTAGATGTGCTCCAATCATTTGGTAATGTGACATATTCCGTAGAATCAAATTTTACAATATCCGCAGGAGAAACTGTGTACAAATATTTCCACAAGTATCCATCACCAGTACCTGCAATGGTAGGTTCTAAATCGGTGTGTGTTGGTTCATATAATGACTGATTTCCAGTTGTATTGATACCACTAGATCCATTTTGAATACAAATATAAACTTTATAGTCACTATTGATTACATAATATTCCGAATCATATAGTCTTGCCCTTTTTGCTATAGGACTAAGATTTGTAATACTATAGTCATGTCTATACATATCATATTTTTTCCCTCTTACCCAATCTACTCTTTTTATAACTCTTCTTATGTTTGAAGATGTTATTTTTTTTCCAAAAAGAATTGTACTTTCATAATGTGGTACATAATCTAAATTATCTATGGGATTTGGAACAATATTTTCAGTTACTCCATCACCACCATCCCAATTTATATTTCTACCAAATCCTGTGTATATGTTTGGATTTGGTAGACCAACCCAAACATAATAAGAATCGGTAGTATCATTTACAGACTCTATAAAATTACTGGTGTTTAAAATTCTAAATTGATCTGTTACAAGTGCAGACATTTATATCGATGTTTTTATATATTTATATGAAGTTATAGCAAACTAATGGAAAGAGACCCATTGCTTCTCAATCCAAAGTTCCTTCTTTGAATAACTGGATAAGTTGATAATCCTACATTATAACTTTCACTACTTATACCCACACTCGATACATATCCATCAACTGTGATTGAAATTGGTGATGAAGATCTGGTAAATCCAGATAATCTACCCCAACTCATTCTACCCACAGGATAGTTAATAGTTCCTGTTGTAGCAATTCCAACTACGTAACTGTCGGATGCAATATTGCATGTCATAATACCTGTTGCAGAATCAAAGGAATGAATTTTATATACATTATTTAAATTTGATGTGCTAATCGCAACAATATCAGAATCTGAAGTATCAATAGATGTAACACCACTTCCTACAGTAGTATTTGAGATATAAACAGGATATCCAACTTGTAGATTTGAGAAATCTAGTGGGTTGTTATTTGAAATATTTCTTATTTCAAATTCTATTGCCAAAGAATTTCCAATTCCGATTCCATCCGTAGTTCTAATTCCTATCACCGAAGCATTAAATCCACTAATATTAGAAATATTAGATATAACTTCAAATTGCGTAGAAAAATTTGTGGTTCCTATACCTATGTTATTAGTAAAAACAGTAGCACTAAAATTAATTGGATTTTGATCTTCATAATTAAATAATTCTGCATTATCAACAAATATTTGTGTATCATTTAAATCCAAATTTCCTATTATATTTGATGTTGGGTAAATTTGGGATTCTATGGAATTTCTTGATTTTGAAACAATTTCACCATTAACAAATAAATCAACTTTTTGTTTTGTCCAATAAAGTGGTTTTTTGTTTTGTACATCAACACCTTGCTGATTATATAAATTAGTTTCTATTTTATCAGAACCAGTAATATCGTATACAGTTCTATTATTTTGAGTAATTGTATTAAAAATATTATTATTGCTGAATATCTGTATATCATCACCAACTTTAATAGTTTCTATAATATCACCATCTATAGTATCTTGTCCTCTAGTTCCCCTATAAAAGAATATTGCAATATCATCTTCAGGTTTGGGGGCAACAGAAAATGTAAATGAAGATCCTCCACTAAATTGATAAGAATTTCCAGGTTCTTGTAATACTCCATTAGTAAATATTACTAAGACTGAATCCAAATCTATCAATTGAGAATCAGATATCTCACTATCAACCTCAAAACTTAACAGTTCTGAATTATAAAATAGTGGGAATCTATTTCTTATACCATCCTGATAATTTTTAATAGAATCAATGTAGTCTAATTCACCAAATTGCCAAGCAGCAAATGAATCACTAAAGGTGTCAAGAACGGTTAATTCAAACTCATTAATTGGAGACGCTAACCTTGAATCAGTTACTAGTCCTACAGGTTTAAATACATCACCTCTTCTAAAACCATATCCATTTCTTGTAATTTTAAAATTAGTTACTTCAAAATATGTTGATCCTATTCCTGTAGTAGAGCTTGCACCAACTTCTACATTTAACAATAATCCAACACCAGTTTCCGTAGTTGTTCCTATACCCAAACGAGAAACACCAATAATGGGTAAATTTTCATAGGAAGGTGAAGACACATTAATTATTGGATTTGAGTACCCATTTCCACCGTCAATAATTTCAAATGAAAGGGTTCCTCCAGCACCAACAGAAACAGTAAGACTTGCGGCAGTTCCCGTATGTCCTGTCTCTGTAACTGCCACAGAAACACTTCCCCTATAACCAGATCCAAGTATATCTAAATTACTTAGTCCAACAGAAACGATAGATCCTCCAGCACCTACTACTGCAGTTACAGAAGCACCTACAAGAGGAGCATACCCCAATCCAGAACTAGATCCTAAAGAAACAATAATACCTCCACGAGGTAATTGATTCATATTGATATCATATTGTGAAATATAATTATTTCCATCAGTTCTGATTCCGGTAAATACAATACTACTTATTCCTGATGTAATATCTTCTTCAATAAAGTAGTTGTTTCCCGAATTATTAGAAGTGGTTGGTGATTGGAAAATTCCATTGATAAAAGCAATACCATTTCCTCCACTAGTTCCCAATCCAACAGAATTAACTTCTTGTGTAGTTAATATAAAAGTTTGACCAATTCCAGTAAATTGATCTGATATATTATCATATAGTTGATTTGTAGTATAATCCTGTCTTAAGAAAACTCTACCGGTAAATGTTGCCCTCTCTCTTGAGAGAGAACTTATATCTGGTCCAATTAAATCAAGTTGATTTCCTCTTGGTGGTTGTGTAAAGTAAATTTTATTGCCTGAAATGTTGTAAGAACCTTTATAAACCCTAACAAGCGAAGAATCTGTATGTATTCCTGCACTAGACCCCACAAATCCCCTTCTAACTTCAACTAAGGGAACATTACCAGTAAATGTTATTGGGCCCGAATTTGTAGTACCAAATCCAACATTTTCAACCCTAACATATTCATCATCAATTCTTAATAAGTCTGAGGGGTTAATGGAACTAATACCACTTAAAGAAAAAATAGTTGATGCAGCACTAATCTGACCACCATTATCAGATAAATTGTGGGTTATATAAGAATATGAAATTGGATATTGAACTAAATTATTAATTGTTATTAAAGATTTTTCATTCTTTTTAAACATCTCCAATTCATGAGCATTGCCAAGACCCAATGAAGTGAAAGTTACTCCAATACCTTGTTCAGCATATTCTTTCTTAGTCGCTATTCTCAATGAATTTGAATCTTCCCTAATTGCATAAACAACCTCTGGAAGTATAGTTGTAACTACTCCAACATAATTTTCAGTTGCCCCTATGCCTAAAGCAGAAGCACCAATTCCAATAAAAGTAGATTTTGGACTGTAAATTATTTCTTCACCAGTATTGAAAAAATGATTTGGAATTGTGCATATGCCGGTAACTAAGTCAATTGAATCTGATGGATCAAAAGTTCTCATAAATATTGGATTTCCTTCATAATTTGCTTCAAAATCTAATTTATTGAGAAGTGCTGAATTAGATCCATAATATGATGAAGTTTTTACAGATTGTTTTAATGGAGAATAAACTAAGTCTGGAGGCGTATTTATATAATCTACAAAAGTATAAAAACATTCATTAAAAGAAATTATTTCAATATCTGAACTAATAGATGGATCAGGATAAAAATTGAGAACAATATTTGTTGAATCAACATGCGCTCCAAAAGTACCTATGCCACTAGTACTTCCAATAGACAAGAATGGATATTGTAAAGTAGAAACATCCAAACCATCATAGACTACCATAACTTGATGTAAGGCACTAGTTTCTCCCATCCCTATACGCACCACAGATTTTACTGATGTAAATAAGTTTTTATCTAAAATAAACACACTTGTTGATCCAGAAGAAACATTATTATAGTTTGATTCAAAAACAACCGTTCTTTCATTTCCATTTATTTGTCCGGGAAGTTTAAATCTATAAAAATCTTCGCCAAGTGCTGTTGTTCCAAATCCAATATTCTTAGATTTTAATATTATGTTTTCAAATTCTGTATTTGTGTAATTTAGAGTTAACATTCCCCCAGTTAATGAAGCACTAAATTCTCCAATAGATTCATAACTATCAGAATCTTCATTATCAAAGTAATATTCTGAAATATAAGTATTTGTTCCATCATGAGTCAAATAAAGCTCAACATAATTCATTTTAGAACCATCATTGTTCAATAAATGAATATTTGAATAAATTGAAGAATATTTTCCTGAATCTAATTTTATAATATCTGTAGTTATTCCGCTATAGACTGTTTTGTTTTGTGATATTAAATCAATACAATTTAAACTTACTGTTGATCCACTTTCGGAATTACTTATAAAGGTGTCTTGCAATATTTTAATTTCAAAAGAAGTATCAAATGGATCTTCTGGTTCAAACCTTAAATAAAATTTACCGGACTCATCAACATAACCTCTAATATCTGCCAATGATAGATCATACTTCTCATTGTTTCCTAGAAAAATTTCTCCCTTGTTTAATGTAAAAATATCTTGAGAGTTATTAATTGAAACTATTTCAGTAAATTGAGTTTCTTGATCAAATATGCCTCTTACCTGAATTAAAAATCTATTATATCCATTGGAAAAATTTAATGGAAGTATATTAGATACATTTTCTCTCACATCATCTGTACTAGAAAATTGTGAACTAACATCATCGATTTTTAAAACTCTATTAGTTTTACATGTGATATAATCTACAAGTTTAATAGTATCAAATTTTACAAATTTAGATCTATTGTTTGAAATGTCTACATCAAAAACAAGATCAAAATTATTAATAGTATCAACTCTGTTATCACTAATAAACATATTAACAAGTGATAATGTAGATTCGGTAATTCCTATACCAGACTGTGTACTTTGAGATAGTTGTGTATCTGCAAAGTTCTTTGTACCGCTAGTATGCAACAAGTTATTAACTGGTGTTACTATTTCTTCCCAAGTTTTACTACTTTTTACTGTATATGAAAGATTTTGATAGTAGTCATTATCGGGTGTTACTTGAGAATCGTTATTAAGTTTGCCAGTTTCCTCTCTCCATCCAAAATTTTGAAGATTAAAATAGTCAATATTGTAAATTCCTTCAGTAGTGGAAACTACATCAGATGTTGCTTCACTAAAAGATTGCAATCCTCTAATTCTTTCATTTGGAGAAAGTTTATAATTTCCTGTTACTCTTACTGTATTTTCATCACACGCGGTAACAATCAAATCTCTCGACTGGAATCCTAATCCACTATCTGATTCTAAAGATTCTCCAACGGAGAATGGTAAAAACTTTTGAGTAACTTCAAACTCAGGATAATTTTTATAATTTGTGATAGATGCATATGATTCTTGAATAGTTTTTGCTACTCCAGGATTAGTTGTTAATCCAGAAACACTAAACTCAAGTTTATCCGGATTTAATCCAAAATAATTTGTTACTGTAAAAAATCTATATCCATAATTTTCGGAGTTGAATCCGTCTCCAGAAGAATCTGTTTTTTCAATTCCTTCAACAAATATTCTATCCCCAACTGCAAAAGGTGCGGATGTAAATCCTGCAATTGGTGTGGTCAAAATACAAGTAACTATTCCAGATGAAGAAGACTCTACCTTGTCTATCGATACTGAATTGGAATTATTAATTGCCCTAATTGTAACTGGTTTAATAGGTAATCCCTTAGGTTCTACTTCAATTTCCACTTCACCGATAGAAGACCCAGTTAAATTTGCCTTTAAGAATCCAGAATCAATGAGTTCTCCTGTATCAGAATTAACCAGTATTAAATCTGGAGCAGATGTATAATTTTGCCCACCATTTATAATTGTGATAGTATCAATAGTATTTGATGAAGAAATATAAACTGATTGTGGAATAGTTGCTGTTGGTCTTAAAGTTTTATCTGAAGCATATTCGAATCCTTCATTTATAATTCTACTTTGAGTTATCTTACCAATATTATCCGAAGATGGTACGATATACGCACCCTCACCAGATGCAGAATCGGATCCTACAAATCTAGGAAGTAACTTATATCCATACCCTCCGGAAATTAGATTTACTTCTCCAATTCCCCCAATTATTGAAGTAGAGTTTGAAGAATACTCTAATACATCACATTCTTCTTTTTTGTAATTTAGATTTTCTGGACTATTTGTTAGAGAAACAGTAAAAGTAGTATCCCCAATACTAACTACAGTATAATTTCCATTATAAACACTATCAAAAAATGATAATTCAGAATAGTTAACAACATCAGTATCTGCAGTGCTGATATATCCAGACTTTTCTAAATTATAATAGAGTTTTTCTGGAACTGAATTAGTATAGTTTAAAGTTAATGATGCATTTGCAGATACTCCTACAGTTCCAATACCAGAAACTGATAAAGAATTGGTAGTTGCAACTGAGACAAATTCTTTTTTGAAATTGTTGTCATAGTAAATTTTTAATTCATAACCAGAAAGTGAAGAATCTGATAAATCAAATACTAAATTATTATTTTTTGCAATTTGAATTTGTGGGGTTACTAAACTAATTTCCTGAGCACCAATTCCAGTAGTTATCAAGTTTACAAAAGATGGGTAAGCACTAGAAGATTCTAAGTAAGTTTCAGACAATTTTATAGTATTATCATCTACTTTATAAACATAATAAGTACCAGTTTCTATGCCAGATGGAATAGATTCTGACTGATATAAAATTTTGTCGCCAGTTTTAAGTCCATGAGAATTTATTGTAATTTGATTAGTTTCTGTACTAATCCCTGAAGAACTGAATCCAATGGGATTTATAATAATATTATCAATTAACGAGTTACGCTTAACTCTTATAGCAGTTGAAGTTCCTATACCTACCGATAAATTTGGTTTTACATTTAAAGATACTCTATTACCAATTTCCAGTTGATGAGATGTTGATACAGAAACAACAGCGTTTATTTTATTGATATCTACTTTGATTTGCTCAAAATTAGATTCTATTGAATACTGATAATTATCATTTGCTGCAGACCAATTGGTATTTCTAAAGAATAGTCCACTTGTGTTAGTTGTAAATCCAATACTAGTTACCAATCCAATATAGTCTTTAGATTTATTAATCGTATATAAAGTTTCACTATCTCCACTTAAAATATTAAATGAAGCACTGGTAGAAGTATTTGAAACTGATATTGGGTTAGCACCACTTGGTTTTCTAAGGATTACTTTCTGTCCAGTTTTAAATGGGTGATTTGGTATAAAAATACTTTGAGTTGGTATAAAAGTACTATATGTCGTTATGCCAATATTATAATTTACATTGATTCCTGTACCAGGAGTAGTACCGATTCCTACAGACTTTGTAGGATTATAATAAACTTTATCATTTACCTTAGATTCAAAATAATCCCCAGAGTTATTAACAGTAAATGTATTTGAAAGAAAATATACTGGTGTAGTTTGAGTGTGTATACCTCCGCTTGTATCTCTACTTACCTTTACAACACCAAAGTTGTTATAAATGTTTAGAATTGAGAAAATTTCCCCATCAATTTTAAAACTACTTCCAATAGAAACAGTTTCAGGTATTGAAGAAAGATAAATATCTGTAACTATTCCTGTGGAAGCATATGCGGGAATTTCTTTATCTAGTATTGTCGAATAAGTTATAAGACCTATTTTATAAGATCCATTTAAATTGGAAACTTGTGTAGATAATCCCGATATATTGATATTGTCTCCACTCAAAAATTCGTGGTATGGAAATACTTGAACTCTTACAGTATTGCCATTTTCCCAAGTTATGACCGAATCTGCATAAGATTCTATATTAGTATCAATTTGATTAATTTGCTTTCCTTTTACCTTAGATACTTTTGCATATATTCCACCACCTTCTGTCCCAGTTTCATCAAATAATATTTCATCCCCAACTTTATAGTCGGATCCAGAGTTAACTATTTGTAATGAAGAGACGCTTCCTGAAGAAACAGATTCGATTAGAGTTTTTTGCTCTATAACTTCATTTGATTCTACAATAAAATCGTTATCAGCATATTCATCATTTACCTTATATGGAAGAGTATTTCTAATTAAAGAAGAATTATTGAAATCAAATGATTGATTTAATGAAAGATTTTCTTTAAGATATGGAGACCTATATTCGTTTCCAATAAAATATGGAAACTTACCGACAGACTGACTTTGAATATTATCCTCAACTGTTGCAAAGTATGCATAGACACCTTCTGGAAAATCTTTAGTTTTTCCGAATCTGCCATTATATTGGTCTAAATCCCCACTATCAGTAAACACATAATCTTCAACAAAGTATCCTGTAGGGAAAATAGAAGTAGATGGTCTATTTTCGATAGTTGCCAGAGAATATCCAGGTTCTAATTTTTTAATATTTCCAGTATTATTTGGATCTGAATATCCGTAAGAACCATAAATTGGGTTTCCATCGTATGCCCAACCAATAATATCGGAGTGTGTAGTATTACCGCCAGAATCTTTTAGATTATTCTTTAGAGATTCAGAATATCCAACAACTGCATATTCTAGATTATTTTCAGTCCCAATCAATATTTCTGTTGCAGGATCTCTATAATTCTCATTTTGAATACCATACTTATATGAATTATTGAGTGTTAGAGATCTTACGTTAGATTCAAAGACTGCATTTTTACCTGCAGGAATAACACGAATAACTGTATCTGTGCTACTGTAACCTGCACCAGAATTAACAACAATCACATCTACAATTTTATTACTAGAAACTACAGGTCTAAGATTTGCACCAATACCACTGCCAGATACAATTAAATCTGGAGTAGAGTAATAATCTTGCCCACCGTATAAGATAGTTACACCAACAATTCTACCATTTTGAATTAATGGTTTAAATTGTGAATCTTTTCCATTCTTAAGAATAATTTGTGGTCTTTGGTGATTATTTAAAACTAATGAACCATAATCTGAGCCTTTCTCATAAACATAAACTTGGTCAATTTCACCTCTAATTATTGGAGTTGCAACAATAGATCCCTTAACTTGAGTACTTCCCAAACCAACAGAAGTATAATCAACTGATAAAACAATATCAGGATAACTAAAAATTTGATATCCGGAACCAGTGGTTGAAAACTTTACATAATTACCTACTTGATAATTTGTTTGATTTGTTCCTCCAAGACCAGCGTTACAAAGTCTAAATTTATCAGAATCTACCTTTAATATCTGATAACTATTTAATGTCGATAAACCGACTATTCCATTAGTTTCATAAGTATATGTTACAATTTCTCCATCGGAAAATCCGTGATTCTTAAATTCTACAGTGTGAGTATATGTAGAAATACCAACTGGTTTGACTCTAAGTTTTCTATTGCTATAATCACTTCCACCATCAATAACTTTAATTCCTGTTAGTCTATTTGTAAGATTAGTTTTAAATTTCTGAATACCAGAATTTCCAATAGTAGTAAATCCTACCGTATTGATTCCAGAAGCATAGTCGGAAAAAGATTCATATATTTCTATAGTTCTATCATTGATTACCTTTGGATAATAGGTGGATCCATTTAACAAAGTTTTAGACTGGTCTAACTCAGATCCACCAAAAGTTCCAATTCCTATAGCACTAGAATTGTTACTATTGTAGATAATTGGTTGACCATTAGTTAAGTTATGATTTTTTGTAAATGCGATTCTTTCATTTATAGAATCTAATCCACCTCCACTAGAAATTGGTCTAGCATCAAATTCAATTTCTCTAACAAATTTTTCTATAACTGGTTCAAAACTTGCCCCAAATCCATTTCCACCTGTTAGTGTTATAGAGACTACAATATCAATATCAAAATCTTGCGGGTCTACAAATATTTTTTCAACAGATCCTTTTACTACAGGTTGTATAAGAGCACTTCCACTAGATAAAGTAAGAGAGGGTGGATTTATAACATCATATCCACTCCCACCACTTAAAACATTAACAGTTTCTAATGGGCCATAGTAAATTTTATCATTTGTTTTGTAGTTGTATATTTCAACTCCATTTTTCAAAAGACCAATTGGTCCAGGAATGGTTTCATATATTTTATTATTACCAATTGTCTGCTCTATACTAAACTTTTTAAGAAGTTTTTGTGGAGAAATTAATTTTGATCTTTGAGAGTATAATACAAATTTATGTGTTCCAGTTACAACTCCATTAGATAATTTTCCAAAAGAAACATAGTCGTCTGATCCAATACTAGGATTGCTCAAGTAAAGTCTAATTCTGCGATTGCTGACATCAACATCATCATTCTTTAAGACTTCAACATAGTAATCTCTCTCTTCTAAACCCTCTATTAAACCAGTTTCATCTGGATAGTAATATACCCTATCTCCAGTTATAAAAGAAACTACCTGATTAATTCCAAAATCAATAACACTATAATTTTCATTTTCACTTTTTTCTAACAAACCAATTACAGTATACTCAAAAACATTTGTTTGTAAAGGATATGATGGAAGTGAATTAGAAGATACATAAAGATCTTTGGAATTTTCAGAATAAACATTTTGCACATCTGATGTTATCTTATCATTCCCAAATTGAATAGGTACTAATGAAGATGATACCTTTTTAACCTTTCTTCTAATATCATACTTATCTAAAGAATTCAATCCTGATGTATTTTTATCGATAGTAATAGTATTGTTGGAGATTGATAAAACATTGACATCATCAAAAGTTGTAACTACAGATTCAGTATTTCTTCTTAAGATTTCAATTTTGTCCCCAACAGATAAACTTGTGTTATCGATTGTAGATTTTGTTGTTATAGTATTGCTTGCAAATGAATCTAGTTGATATCTGGAACTTGTATTATAAATCCAACTATTAGCAAATATTTGTTTTGTGCTACTACCTTTTTCTATAATTTGCCCAAGATTTTGTGGATATATCTCTTCTCCTTCCAGAAAACTATATGAATTAGAATCAATAATAATATTGGATAGTACTCCAGTAATTATAAATTCTACTTTTTTAGAAGTATCACCATTTTCATATCCATAATAGGTTTCATCAGATGCTAAAGATGATTTTTTGTTAATATTAATAGATTGATTAGAATTTACATAGCAACCTAAAAATTGGTTGATAGTTTTTTCTGTATAAAAAATTTGATTTCCATTATAAAAAACAAACCCAGATTCTCTAAATCCTACAGTAGAATCTACTGTAATTACACCACTATTGGTAGAATCTAAGGTTACATTTTCAACTACCTTAGTATTTGGTGTTATTGAAAAAGTTCCCGTAACGTTGGGATAACTATCATCATAACCTACAAAGAAATTAAGTTTATAATAAGTCTTTCCCTTTCTAGTAATTGCTTCCACTTCAGAAACAGAAGCACTAGTATTTTCGTCAGTAGATTTATAAATTGTCTGACCTTTTAATCTAGTAGGATCTCCAGATATAACATCAACTACTGCTACATCTCTTCTTATAAAACTGGCGTCTGATGGTTTAATTAAAAATCTTTCTAAGTCTACTACGCTTGGCGTTTCTCCAAATAAAACATTAAATAGAATTCTAAAAGACTCATTTGTCCCCTTAGATTCATAAAGAGATCTTGCTTCCTTTATGAAATTACCAACATTTAGATTTTCGGTAAAATCTACAGATTCTAAACCAGGAGTTAAACTAAACTTGATCTTTTTATAAAATTCTTGTAAAAACAGAGAACTTAAATTTTGAATTGTGGCACCAGAAGTATGTGCTGCCGCAGAAGATTCACTAAAAACTAACTCTTCATACTGGAGATCTTTATGATAATTCGTAATGCCACTGAATCCACGAATACATCCAGTGAAAGATGTCTCAGTTGAACCAGTATAAGTTATAATCTCATCATCAATTTTCAATAAACCATACTGTGAAGGAAATCCTTTAGTACTCTCTACTTCTATTGTAGTACTGGTTGTAGTAATGTTATTTTCAAGAACAACACTACCTATTATAACCTCAGGGATGAGACTATCGAGATTTATATATTGGTCTAAGTTCTCAACAATATCTGTTGGTCCACCCTGATATTCTTGAGAGATATAATATTGCTTTAAAAATTCAGATGCTTTTGAACTTTCATCTAAAATAAACTCTGGTAATTGACTATCAATTATTTGTTGTACTTTTACTCTTGATTCGAAACCATTCTGCACCATATTATGACCTCGTTAAACTTCCATTTGAATAACTTGAGCGATAAGAATTTTTTGTGAAGACAACACCAGAAATATCCTCACCAGATGCAATAGTATCCTTTACCATATTTATTTGACTTTTTGAAATGTCAAAAGAAACATAAAGATCTTTCAGACCAACAACATCATTTGATTCGGGGTATGCTTGTATTTCAATAATATCATTATCTCTTTCGGTTGATGTTAATGTAATTGTATTGATAGTTATTTCACCAGTTTCATAATTAACAACTCCAGCAGACTGCACAACAACATATGGTTGTAGAGAAAGATTTGCCTGTTCTTCTACACTAGTTTCTGTGGTAGGTTTTACGATAGCAATTACGCCAGTTTTGCCATCAGAATTAGGAACGTCGCTAAAATAAACAGTGTCAGGTTCGTTTAAAATCTTAAATCCAGTCGATTTAATATTGTATCCATATTGATTTGCATGAAATTGATTTCCAAAACATATCTCATATTGTGCCTGCTGATTTACAAGAGCCTTAAAATCTCTTCTTATTCTAACTCTTGTTATATTTGAAGTAATGGCACTATCAGTATTGTCTATAACTTGTAAAAGTTTACTATATTTAAATCTTCCACCAAATTTATTTAAATCTACAGACTCTGAATACTTCGTAAGAGAGTTATTTACCCTAGTTTTTAGGTCGGAAGCAGATGCAACCTGGTTTTGATTATAGTAAATGTATGACTCAATCTCAACATAAAGAATCTTAAGGTCGATTATTTTAGGATTAATTCCAGAAACACTATACTGCCTTAGTTTTGCAAGTATATTTTCTTTATCAAAATCCGAAACAAATGTACCATTTTTTGGTTTTATGCTGATTAAGACTGTTCCAAACTGTGGTGGTGTTAACTCTTCTCCACCAATCACAGAAATTGACTCCGCATTACCATATATCTTGGACTTAATGATAGTTTCATAGTCACTTGCAGTTACTGCTCTATATTGAGATGCATATAGTCGAGGAGCAAAATAACGAATAGAGTCTATGGTTTCAATGTCAGATCCATTTTGTGACCTTTGATTCGTAATAACTGTAATTGTATTCTGCGGTATTACGTTACCATCGTCGGCATCTCTTAAAGAACCTGCAAAAGAGAATGTTTCTACACCATTACCATCTTTTCCACTTGTAATGATGTAGTTACTAGTAATTATTGCCCCATTTTCTGGTTTTTGTCCAAAGAATCCATCACCAAAAAGAAGTTGATATTTTTCGTCTTGTACTTCCTGAATTAAAAAGATTTGAGAATTTGAATTTACATTAAAAATATTGTCTGCCAAAGAATATTTTATTCCCAATCCACTATCACTAGAACCTTTTACGTAGACTCTAATTGTGGAAGTATCAATAAAGGAGTTATCAAGTATAAATTTTTGATCTAAAGATGCATTAACAGTAAACTTTTTGGTAAGAAAAGTTCCTTCTTTGATTATAATATTGCTAAATGTTGCCACACCATTTATAACTGGAACTGTAATATTTTCTGGAGTAGAAAATACATAAGATGTTCCTCTTACCGAACCAGTGCAGACAAGTCCTGCTTGTAGAGTTACTGTTGGTGTATAAACTGGCGTATTATCGCTTAAAAAACTGCTTGGAGGTACATTTACAGTAAATGATATTGTAGCACTTGCAGCGTTTCTGGAATATGGTACATAACCGATGTTTCTTGCAAGAGAAACTACGTTTTCTCTAACGGTTGCTGAGTCTAAAAAAGACTCATTTATGACCATATTTGAGTTAAAAGCTGTGATATACGTGTTATACGCTAAAGTATCAATTAATATAGAAAAATTAGAACCCTCAAAATCAAAGTCCGTGAATGATGAGTTGGCACGGAGATAATCTTTGATTGAGGTTTTTATTTGATCAAAATCTAGATTTGTAAATTTAGTGAAAGGCATTTTATCTTGTTGCCTCTAATATGAATGAAAATTGCTGTGTGGGAATGTCTTGACCAATAATATTAAAGGTAATAGTAACCTCAAACTCATTTAAATCTGGGATTGGATCAACTTGTACAATTATATTTGTAACTCTTGGTTCATAGTTGGTAATCGCTTCAAAAATTTGGTCTTTAATTATGTCTGCAGTTGCATAATCAACGAAATCAAATAAACTTTCTCTTACATTAGAACCTATTGTAGGATTAAAAAATCTTTCAGTGGGAATAGTTTCAACTAAATTGCGAACAGATCTTATAATTGCCCGTTGATTGGTCAAAACGGGCAAATCTTTAGTTACGGGATGTGGCTCAAAAGATAAACTAATATCTTTAAAAGATCTAGATATCCTAGTAACTGACATTATTTACACAAATTCTTTACTTATTTATCTCTATTTCCAAGAAACACCATAATTTGGCTCAGTACCATACTCCCAATCATCATAATCATCCAGATTTCTTATTTTTTGATGCAATTCAGACTGCTCTTTTAAATAATGTTGACTTTTTGAAACATCATCATGCATAATTTCTTGAATTACTTTTGGTTTTTTGTTTAAACTATTGTAATCAGTTGACAATGATTTTGTTCCCCACATTTTATACATGTAGTTTTCGTCTCTATCGACTGGTAAATTGGACATTTTAGCTCCTGTTTTAATGAATAAAACAGAACTTTTATAAAGGAGGTTGCTATCTCCTTATTTTTATTTAACGATTTATTTCTCTAATACTATAATTATCAGAATTTAAGTATTTTAAGAGTTCTACGGCGATTAATTTGGGATTTTTATCTCCACAAGTGTACACATCAATAGCAAGACATCCATTTTCGGGCCATGTGTGACAAGAAACATGACTTTCTGCAAGAGCAATAACGATTGTACATCCTTGAGGAACAAAACAATGAGAAAAAACATTCAAAATAGTCATTTTTGCACGATTTATACCCCTAATCATGATATTTTGAAGGGTATTACTGTCATTGAGTAATAAAAAATCAACATCATAGACTTCTAAGAGCAGATGTTTTCCCATTGAAAAGTGTTCCAATTCATTTTTATGTAAAAAATTATTTATTTTGGATAATAAAAAAGTCGGAATGTTCCGACTCCAAAAAATAATATTATTTTCCTTGTCCCCTATATTTCTTTTTTGCACCATTTCGAGAAGAAGCAGCATATTTAGTTCCTGCACCCTTGCCTTGGCGAGACTTTTTGGGAGGTCCGGGAATATAAGAATTGTTTTTAAATGATCCACCTTTTGCCATGTTTAATTCCTCAATACAATTTCAGTTTCAAGATCTTCAGGTTTTGGAGAACCTGTCTCATAAAAATCCTGAGACAGGTCTATCATTACATCTAAGTATTCTTCTTCTGTAAGGTTAGTATATATTTTACGACCCTTGCAAAGAATATTGTAATATTCGTTAGACATCAAATAATTCTTGTTTTTTCGTGACCGACTCTAATACGTGGGTCGCACCAAATTTCAAATCCTGCTTCCTTTGCATCCAAACAGAATGATACATCTTCTCCACACATATCCTGAACTTCTCCAGATTCAAAGACTTGCATTTTTGGGGCAAACCACGGATACTTCATTTCTGGATGTTCAAATACGCCATTTTTAATTAGAATCCATCCGAATCCTGCATAGTCAACGGTGAAAGGCTTGCGACGCTTTGAAATACTTTCAAGAGTTTCATGATTCATGACTCCTCCATTATTTCTAAAGTCGTCTTCTTCCATCCAGTGAGCAACTGAGGTTGTTCTGCCATCTTCTGTGCAATACCATCCAGATGCAATATCTTTATCAAGTAAAATTAATTGCCAGAATTTTTCAGTTGTAAAGACAATATCTGAGTCAATCCAAAGTTGCCAATCATAATTTAACTTTCCGTTCCAGGGAATTTGATCAGGTCCACGCAGTACATTCGCACCTAAACATTTGCATCTTGCAAAGTTTACCATCGATGAATAGTCCTGCGAGATTTGAATACTTCCCCCAGACTGAACAATATCAAAACAAAGTTGAACAAAATTTTTGAGGTAAGTATAAGAAACTCCTCTTCCAGGTAAACAGAAAACTACTGATTTCCCCTTTATCATTTCTTTTGCCAGATCATAGTCCCATTCTGGTTCTGTTTTCTCCGGCGCTTTTGCTTTTACAGTAAATCCTTTTGCCATAATTGAAAGTAGTTACTTCAGTATCATACCAAGTATATAGTGTTTTGTCAATGGGAAGAGTTTAATATAATCTCTTTTGAAAGGATTACCTTCTCATATGAAAGTTGTGTCTTTTTATGCTCATCTACGATTGAAAGAAAATCTGAGATTACCTTCCAAGTAGAATTAAATTCATCTTCAGTTAATGAATGGTATATGCACTTTTCTTTTAAGTATATGTGATAGAATGTTTCAGTCATCTTCCCTCTCTGAAAGTATAATTTCTTTTCCATCAATTGTAAATTCTATTTCAGTATCTTCATACCATGCAAGATCATTTACAATCCACTCAGGTATTGTAACATAATATTCCCCACTAATTGGATCGACTTCTAGGGGCCTAAAATTTTCTGAGGAATTTTTTTTCATTTTTTCAATATATGTTTCGATTTTTATATATGAAGGTTATGTCATTTTTTATACTGGGCGGATTTTTTTTCTTATGAGTGAAATAAAAGACACGCTTGGGTAACACTTTGTAGGTTAGGGTAGTGTTGCGTTTTTATATCGCGCCCCCCGATCCACCTATAAGGATCGCTTAACTGTCAAACACGAATGAATAAAGTATCCTAATCGTTCGTGATTAGGGCGGCAGAGTATAAACAACTGCCGCCCACGAACGTATACCTAACTCAACGCAATCCTAGGTGTTTCGCTACAACGTAGGGCATTAAAGTAACCTCCACGCCATAATCGAACTCCTCAGATTCTGCCGGAAAGAATGTAACGTACCATCCGCCAGTTCCAGTTATAGTTGGGATCTCACCTTTAAGTTCACATGCCACAGCATAATTGTAGGCAATTGTTCTAATGTATGCTGCCTTACTTTCCGCGTTAGGTGAACCGTTGCGGTTAATTTCCATCAACACGTTGACTGTATCTTCCAATCCAGAGTATTCCCAACGGATGCGAATTTGCTTGGAAAGTGTAGCGGTCATGGCGAAAGTTGCGGTGGAAAAGTGAGAGAAAGGGAGGCGATTGTGCCTCCCTGTTTGTAACTTAGCGGCGGATCATGCAATAACGTTGCCCGATCCGTTCTTCACACCTACCGGTGCGAACTCCGCGCTCTTGAAGTAACTTAATTTCCGCCTTTAAGGTGGGATCAGTTACAGCAACTGTACGCTTTCCAGCGCACACTGTGACCGAACCATTGTCGGTCTTGATTCTCTCAAACCCATGGGAATCCATGAGTTTGAGTAACATCTCCTGACGTGCTTTTAGCACGCTTGTTTCATACTCAACCTTTTGCTTTTGCTCATTGATTGCCTCAATAAGGTGTGAAATTTGTTCCTGTGGATCAGTGATCATTGTCATGATAAAGTGAACAAAAAGTGAACAAAAAGTGAACCAAATGGCGAAACTTGAAACTATAAAACAGCAGAATCGGCGCGACGGTAGAACCCGCCCGACCCATCGCCCGCGATGCCTTCGGCACCGCCCGATCCTGCTATTCAGTTGTCTAGGTTCGCTTCGCTCACTGTACGGGATGGGCACCGATCCCGCAAGAGGCAAAAGGTATCGCAGGATACCGAAAAGCAGATCCGACTGATCAGCGACGCTTATGGGCAAACACTTGACGGATCGGGCGCTGGTGTGGTTGGAATCGCAGCAGCAGGCAGTTAGTATAAAGAACTCAAACAGTGAAAAGTATAAAGAACTAAGACAGGACTAAGTGTAGAGAACTAAACCACACCACTGACTCACAAACTACACTTAATCCTGAGTTAGTTCTTCATACTTTATGCCTCTACTTTTTCTTCTTTCTTGTATTCGCTGCCTTTCTTGCTCCGTTAGTCTTTGCTTGAGACTTTACGTTCTTGAATCTACGATCAGGGCGTGATTTGCCACCTTTGTGAATCCAACGTCCGAACATTGTTTTTCTCCTCAGATAAACTTAGCAGGTGAACCACAAGACTGATAGAATGCGATCATTCTTTCTGCCTCTTCTCTTGTGGTGAATGATTGTGTGCGCCATTCACAAGAATTGTATGGAGTTTGGTATGTAATTGTGAAACCGATTGAATTGATTTGTTGTGATGTGTTGTGCATGATCTAGTTGTGATGTGTGCATCTAGTCGAGATGTGTATGATGTGTGCATCTCGACTAGATGTAATGAATGTGTGCGCGTCTCGTCGAGATTCAATAATGATGACGGGACATTACATTGTTAGGATCATTGTACCATTCAGAATCTTCATAAGATTCTGACATTCTGATCATAAGATCCTCAGTCAGTGTAACCATTCCAGTGGTCACTAACTGCAGGATTTCTTCAGCGGTGAGGAAGGTGTTCATGGTGATGATGTGATGGTGGTGATGGGGGGATCGCTCCCCCCTGTATTGTATCAGATCTTCAGCGGTTTGAGATCCTTGCCGTACTTCCTGAAGAAGAACCCAGCGATCTCCACTGCTGTTAGGATGCCAGGTTCACCCTTGGCGCAGACTGGGGATCCGTTCTTCAGCAGTGCCCACACAATCTGGCGGGTTTGAAGATCAGAAGCGGGTGAGAAGGTTCGCATCGGTGGTGTGGTGTGAACTGAGAGAATTGTACAGGGTCAACGGCGGATCATTTCAGCGGCAGTGGACAGTGCCTCACCTGTCATATGGCGTATGGGTCGCATCGGTTCCCACAACCAGTAGAGCAACAAAGCGGCAATCAGAAGACGGAGCATGGTGGCACGGTGGAAGTCTGCAGAGCGTGAGCGTGTCAGTGCTTTGAGCATGATAGGAAGGGGCGCAGAGCGCCCCCTGAGAGAATCAACCGATCAGAGCAGCGGCGAGTCGATCACGCTTGCGGATTGCAGTGGGCACAATGAACCAGAGGTCGCGCTTGCCGTTGTCGCTACGGGTGGCGTCCAGGATACCCTCACGCTCCATTTCAACCATGAGAGCGTGAACAGTTCCCTTGTGCTTGCTAGGGTTGAGTCCCATGCCACGCACAAGGTCGGAGCAGGTCTGGGGTCCCTGCTGAATCAGTGTGCTGCGGACTGCGGTGCGGATGATGGTGCGGAAGTTCATTGGAGTGGTGTGGTGAACTGATACCAGTATGGGGGCAAACGGAGCACCATGCCACCAGGTTGTGCCACCTGTCAGACTGTCCACTGTGGCGGTCTTATGGGTCTGTGGTGCCTGTAGACTATGGGGACAATCAGATGAGGTGGGGGGTATCACCGTAGACGAAAAAGTTCGACACCGACCCTGCAAACTTTTTTTGCCCAAAAAAGTATACAAAAAGGGGGCGAAGTTGCCCCCCTTAATTATACTTTGGACTTCACAAAGTCGGGCAATTCTTTACCCTGAATCCGCATCAGGTTTGTGAACCTTTCCATATCCCAACTGTAGTAGATCCAGGGATTGGCGTTCAGATCAGTATGCGGCGGACGCAGCACGGTGCTGCTAAAGAAGTCGCCCCGTCCATCGGGATTGTGCTCGGTGAAAGGTAGTGCTGCCATTGGTTTGGGTGTGGTGCGGGATCCCTGTCCCGCTTGTGCCTATCCTATCAGATCAATGGGGGCATTGCTGCCCCCTTGGTGGACGGTTCTCAGACCGTCACAGGTAGTTTCTTACTGTAACCTGAGAACTGTTGTTGTGAACGACGGAGGCGAATTGCCTTGCCCCAGATAGAACCTTTCGGTTGAGTTCCATGCACTAACAGCGCAAACGGTTTGTCACCGAAACAGTGTGAATCATCGTGATCAACTTCTAAACCTGCAGCGTTTGCATCACCTTCTGTCATAAAGACTTTAGCGTAACGCTTAAACAATCCCTCATCAATTAGGTGATCCCACTTGCCACCATATGATGCCGTCATGTAGAAGTTCTCAGGCATCTTAAAGTTCAGAAAGAGTTGCAAACTCTTAGAGTAGCAGTAGAACTTCAGATCAGGATTGCGGTGTGCAACTTCAATCCA